GCCTATCAAAATGGATTACTGGACAATGGTCTAAGCAGCAGAAGGTAGTAAGCGTAGAAACATTCATAAACCCATTAATTCAGATTGGCGATGTAGTTGAAATATCATATCCTTCAAGCCAGCTATATTCGTCTGAAGATATAAATCCACCATACGCTGTGGGTAAATATATAGTCTTAACTGTAGAGAATAACTATGACGATTCAAGTGCTCCAGTTACTAATTTAATGTGTAGATCAATCTACACTGAAATGGTATAATGTTAATATGAGCAATCAAAAACAACAAGCATCCAAGCTACCTAAATCCAAAAAGCTATTGCTATTCCCAGGCGATAAGCTTATTAACGTATTGAACCCAGACCTTTATATAATTGTTGATCCTTCAACTCTTACCCAGGCGGAGATTCAAGGCATTCAGGATGACATTGATGATTTTATTGATGATGACGAGACAGAAACTGAAGTTGAAGATGCCTCAAATTTAGATGCCCCAAACCTTGAGGACATTAAATTAATTAGCAAAACATTGGTTACAGATGGAAATAAAAATCAATATGTAGAATTTAAGTTTAATATTAAAAATCACGTTGGAGAAGAAGTAATAGGAGTAAATGGATATGGACAATAATCTTTCATTAGCTGGAGAGTATCGCTTCTATGAAGACGGTAAAGAAATTTATAGATCTAAAAACATTCTTACAAAGTTTGGCAAAAGATACTTAACTCAATACCTTGCTGGTAAAGCTACCACTAACGCTAAAGATATTGCAGTTGGCATTGGTTCAAGCACACCTTCAGAAAATAACACAGGGCTAGATTTTGAGTTCTATAGATCTCAAGTAAATCTTTCCAGCGTTGATATTCAGACAAGTGCTACAACTGGGTTGAGTACCTATGGCGTTGTATATAAGACAACTCTTCCAGTGGAGCTTGCAGGAATAATTTCAGAGATAGGCCTGTTCCCTAGCGTGACTTTAGGGGCTACAGATTATGCAAGCAAGTCAATATCTAATTTTTCTGACTACCAGCAGTGGACTGATGATGACGGGGAATACTCAATATTAGTTACTACTCCAACACCAAGAAACGGCTCTAATCATTTATCATTAACTGCAGCTTCAGCATCTATCAATCAGTACTCAGCAAATATAGAGTTAGACATAACTGGTTATAGTCCAAATGACAGCTTAACTATTGCTTACGTACAAAATGATCTTAACCTAGACTATACATTTGTAAGGCTATATAGTTCATCTACAGACTATTATGAAATAAGATACCCAGGAGAAACATCAATTGGAGACAAGATATCCTCATTGACATTAAACAATTTATATTCAAGCGGATACGGAAGCGGAACACCAGACAGCTCCTCGATAATTAAGATATCAATAGGAGCAAGAGCAAAGTCATCAGGAGCAACAACAGTGCTCTTAGATGGCGTAAGAATTAACGATGAAGATTCATTTAGATCAGACTATGGTTTAATAAGTAGATCAAAGCTGACCAACCCAATTACAAAATCAATTGGTAGACAAATGGATATCGAATACAGACTAGGACTATCATTCTAAAATGACAACCTCATCTTGGTATAAAGGGCCAGCTCCAGACTTACAAAAAACAGAAGGCGATGCCGCTACAGCTGCGGGCACAACTACTGCTGGCTCATATGACAAGATAATTAGACTTCCTCTTGTAAAGAATAAAAAATATAAGTTTTGGTTTACATACCTGTACGAAGATGCAGAAACCAAGAAAATAACAGAGGGACCAAGATCTCCAATAGTTGAATCTGCTTTTGATATTCCAAACCTAACAAAACCAGTACTAAACCTAACAGTAACTGCGTCATATAGAGCATACGGAGTTAAGTTTGATTTTGACCCCACTAGCGTTCAAGAAGATGTTATTATATATGAAAGCCTAACAGGTTTATTTGCTGGAGAAGAATATATCGTTTATGTTGGAAACTCTACAAACGTAACAATTCAGACGGGCAGCACAGCTAAGAGATGGGTTAAAGTTGTTGTAAGAGACAAGTGGCTAGACACCAACAGATCTTCATCTGCTATTGTTGAAGTTACTCCATTAAATCCAGACCCAGACACAACCTTTACGGTTGCAAATCCAACAACAGCTACCGCTTCAGCATCAATTGATCCAAAAGATTTGAGCGGATTTAGCGTTGTATCAACAATTAACTGGGCGGTATCAGCTGATACAAGAGCTGCAGGATATTCAATTAGATGGTCTACAACAAATCCATCAACAGGAACACCATTGTGGGAGTATGCATCAGTTGCAGGAAGAACTACAAACACCTATACAGCAACAGGGCTAATCCCAAATACAACTTATTATTACCAAGTAACCTCAGTTACTCCATACGACGTGCCAAACTGGACAGGCGTAGAGACAAGAACATTTATAGCATCAGATGCAGATGGAACAGCAGCAGGAGCTTTAGCAAGACTTAAATCCTTTATAGCGATTGGCGGAGTTTCACAGGATCTGTTTAAAATAGGAACGGGAATTGCACAAAGTATTAATCTTAATACAGAGCCTTTAGCAAGCCCAACATTAACCGCAGGTACATATCACGGTATCATATTAAATAAATCAACAACAAATGTTGGTAACAATTTTTGGCTAACAACTGGGCAATTCAGAGTTGGAAACTCAACAGAGTTTATGTATTGGAACGGTACAGATTTAAATCTTACTGGAAACATTAATGCTACAGGTGGTAAGTTCACTGGAAACGTACAGCTAGCCGTACCTACTGGTGGAACAACAAGCGGATCCCTGTATGCTGGAGCATCAGCAACATCTGGGGCCAGACTAAGGCTTAATGATCAAGGTTTATTTGCATACGATGGATTAGCTACAGATGCTACAGTTTCAATTACAAAAGATGGAACCATTGATGCCCGTAAGGGATATATCGGTGGCTGGACTATTGCTGCTACATCTCAAACATCAGGAACAATATCTAGAAATAACACAATTCTTGATAGCAATGGAAATATTACAGTCGGAGATAAAACTGGAACTGTAGGTTCTGCAGTTAGACTTAGTGCAACTGATCCTACATATAGAATTTGGGTAGGATCAACATCATCATCAAATGCTCCATTTAGAGTAGATGCAAATGGTAAGCTTTATGCAACAGGTGCAGTATTTACATCTTCTTCAATTGATGGTTATGCTACTACGGCTGCATTGGGAAATTATGCTACAACTGCAACCGTCACACCAATTGGCACAAAAGCACAGTCGGCGTATGATAAAGCTGTTGCCAATGAGTCTGGTCTGACTGCATTACAAAACAGAACTACTAATGCCGAGAATGCTATAGCATTAAAAGTTTCTGCCACAGCAGTAGCAGATGCTATAAACAATAATACAACAACAATTAATGGCGCTAAGATAACTACTGGAACAATTGAGCTTAATACATTAAAGGTTGTTGGAAATACTACAAATGGGTTATTTATTGACAATAATGGAATTAGAGGATACTCTGGGTCTGTAAATACATTCAGCCTATCTTCAACAGGCTCTCTTTCAGTAAGAGGTAATATTTTTGCTACTTCAGGAAATGTGGGAGGCTTTGCACTAGGAGCTGCCGACATGACAGCAGCAACAAATACTTACCCTAGAATCATATTTGGAAATAAGGTTTTATTAGGATCAATTGATCTAGGTGCAGACTTTGGATTAAGAATTGGCAACCCTTATGGAACAGCTGGGCAATCATTTAGAGTAAATACTGCAGATAACGTAAATAGAATTACTGTAGACAGTGCTGATAAAGTTTATGCTGCAGAAATTAGAAATATTGTAAGAGCGGTTGGCTTCAGGCATATGGGAGATGGATTTGTTTCAGATTCATCTGCTAGATATAAAGAAAATATAACAGAGGTTCCCAAAAGATACTATGAAAGAATTTTAGATGTACCAATCAATTTTTATACATATAAGTATGATAACAATGAAATACCAGAAGAGATGTGGGGCACACACAGCTTTGGCCCAATAGCAGAGGATATCGATTCCTCTGGCCTAGGATACTTTATTCAAAGAGATCTTGATGGGAAAATAACTTCATTTAAAAATGAACAAAAGTATCCTTTCTTGTTAATACCAATAGTGCGTGATTTAAAATTAAAAATTGAAGAGATGGAAGCAAAGATATTAGAACTGGAGAGTAGATAGTGTTTAAGTTTTGGTGCTCCATATGCATAGACGATAAAGAGATGTATGCTGAATCAATAGATAATGGCTGGGGCTATGCAAACTGCCCAGATTGTGGAACTTCTTTAAAAGAACCATTTTCAAGGCATAGCGGAATAACAGATGAAGAGATGACTACTGAATCTTATAGATTACTGCATGGGCTAGACAACAATACGCCATAATGGTATACTGTAAATCTATCAAGGAGATATAATGGATAACAAACTAGAACTAGTAGCACAGGCTTTACAGCAACGTGTAGGCGAGATTGTCTCACAATATGAGACTCATGTTGCATTGCTTCGTGCTGAAATAACACAATTAACAGAACAAATTAAATCACAGGAAGTTCCAGCGGAACAACCAAAGGAGTAAAAAATGGCAATTGACCCAATGAAAATAGCTGCAGGAGATCCAGTGACATCGGATCTAATTGCTACAATTATTAAGAATATTAATACGTTGTCAACTCCAGCAGCTACTACAAACATAAATATAGAAAACGCTGGTGCAAAGCAGCCAGCGGCAACTGTATCTTCAACTGTTCTTGCAAAAGAAGGAAGCAAGGCAGTTAAGTCATCAGATAAAGGCGGGTCAAAGGCTACAGTTAAATTTGGTCAAACATTTAATGGAACACCACACGTCTGGGTACAAATAAATACTATTGGGCAATCTTCTCCATCATGGGCTAACTGCCAGGTATTTCCACAGATTGAAAGCATAACTGCAACAGATGCAGTAATTAGATTCAGAACAAATACAGCAAACACCACAGTTAAATATACATTGTTTGCTGCAGGAGAAATAGCTAGCAAATAAGCTATTGACAAGCTAAATCAATATGTTACACTTAGCGTAACATTAAAGTCACGTACCCGTGACTTTTTTACATATTAAGGTAGATAATGAGTAACGATTTAAAGTGGATGATTTCATCCGACCAGCAGTTCCCATATCAGGATGACAAGATGATCGCACTTTGGTTTAAGGTCATGAAGTGGTTTAAGCCAGATGTCGTTGACTACCTTGGCGATACAGATGATCAGGCTTGCTACAGCAAGTATACAGAGGGACGCTCAGCAGAGTTTTTAAATTATCACAAGAATGATAGCAAGGACTTGATTGTTCCAATGATGCGCCATGAAGCAAAAGGCGCTAGAGACTTTTATGCAAAGACAAGAGATATGCTACCAGATGCTCAGCTGTTCTCTGCTCTAGGCAATCACGATATTAGAGTATTTAATTATGTAGATGCAAAGCTTCCAGACTACATCTCAGAGGTTACACCAGAGGCTTTATGGAGCTTAGACTCATTGGGATACGAGTACATCTATTACAATGAATTGCCAAAGCGCCGTTTTGGAGATATCCATGTTCATCATGGACTATCAATTGCTGCAACTGGTTCTGTTCGCAAGGACATGGAAGACTTGCAGATCTCTCTTATTCGAGGTCACTCACATAGAATTGCTTCCCATCTGGTTACATATGAACTTAGAAATAATGGCGAGGGAGAAACTCTTAGAGGCTATGAGCTAGGGCACATGTGTGATGAAAAGTCTGACGGCATGAAGTATATGCAACACCACGACTGGCAGAAGGGTTTTGCAATTGCTCATATTGTAAATGATTACCCACATATTCAGATGATTCATGTGGCTCCAGATTATTCATGCGTAGTGGATGGAAAGTTGTTTACTCTATAATGTGGTGCGGTAAATGCAAGGGTAGAGTTTTTGTAGATAGAGTATTTTCACAGAAACTACATATGGAACTGTTTTGCATCATGTGCGGGAAACGCTGGATGATTAATAAGGAAACGAGTGCTTTCGGTAAATGGCTAGATCAAAAAGAGACAGCAAATCAAAAGTTTTACGGTATTTCTTCTTAAACGATAAAGTACATAAAGTACTAAGCGCATCTAGATCAAAGGATGAGCTTATTGCCTGGTGCTATCCAGATAAAAAGAGAATGCTGTATTCATACTCTCAAGTAAAAAAGAATATGGAGACGGCATACACAATAGTTCAAGTTTCTTCTATGCTTAATAAACACAGAGTTACAATACAGGATTATATCTTAGAGGGCAAAGTTATGACTCCTACTAAGATATATCCTATAGGTGAGCCAGATAGTACATCATGGTCTCAGTATATGTTTAATCAGAAAAACATTCTTGATATACATCAACATATATTAGATTCAGGACATTCATCTGAAGTTCCATCACGAACAGAGCTTTTGGGTCTTCTCAAAAACAACTTTATATTGTATACTAAAACAGATGAGGGAAAGTTCGTCCCAGTATGGAAGGCGGAATAATGGCAAGCAGTCGTATAGTTATATGCCCTGAATGCAATAAAGAGCTTGAAGTAAGATCTGATTTTGCATACATGACATTATCTAATCATATTAAAAAGGAGCACAGATGACAACAAAGGTAAAAGTAGATTTATCATTTACTAGAAATCTTGGTAACTATGAGAGCATTAAGATTGGCATAGGCATTGAGGATGATGTCCGCCAAGGTGAGACAGTTGATGCTGCAACCGAAAGAGTATATGCCTTTGTTGAGAACAAGCTTATTGAGAAGACACAAGAAGTAGAAGAAGAGCTCAAGCGTGGCAAGTGATAAAGGACCTTATATTCTTTTAAGCCTGTACCAATCTTTATTTAAAGAGAAGTATGGTCGTGTTCCAACTATTAATAAGTTCCGTGAAAAATGGGCTATGCAAGATGTCATTGATAGTGTAGGATATGACCGTGCAAAAGAATTGTTAGAGTACTACTTTGGTCTTACCAAGAATGGTCACCCACTTCAATTCTTTTTCTATAACTTTGATAAGATGGATGCACTAAAGATTGAGATTGAAAAAGATAAAGAGAAGCGTCGTTTGTTACTGGAAGAAACGAAGAAAATGGTAGAGCAAGGCGGAATAGAGTGAATACAGAAGCAACATTAATTTCTGCAGTATGTAAGAATAAAGACATCAGCACACTGCTAGCAGATAACGTGGACGATCTATTTACTTCCCATAAAGATATTTGGGAAGGGTTAAAGTCATACTACTATAAGTTTAAGGCTGTACCAGAAGTTGGTATTCTTCAGGAGAAGTTTAAAGATTTTGAGCCAGTAGAAACAAAGGCTGAGACAGGCTACTATTTAGATACATTAAAGAATGAGTTCTTGTCTGCTAAGCTAAAGACAATTCTTTTGAAGAGTGGTTCTGCTCTAAAAGAAGATGCTGCATCTAGAGTTCTTGAGCAAATGCAGAGTCAGTTAGCAGGGCTAAGCCGTTTTACAAACAATGTACGAGATTTAGATATCACCGATGCTGATGCAGCAATTAGACACATGGAGTTGTTGCGTGTAAGGTCTGCCGAAATGGGTGGCTCTCCAGGCATCAAGACAGGTTTTGAGGCGATAGATCTTGCATACCCAACAGGTATGGCTCCAGGACACCTAATCGTCGCTATCGGCTGGCCAGGCCGTGGTAAGACATGGTTCACATCTTATCTTGCTTGCAAGGCTTGGGAGCAAGGGTTCAAGCCAATGATCGTGTCACTTGAAATGTCTCCAGAAAATATGCGTGACCGTATTTATACCATGTTAGGGTCTGGTCTGTTTAAGGCTTCTGATTTTTCAAAGGGAGATATCAATATTGATGACTTCCGTTCATGGTCACAAAAGAAGTTTGAGAATAAGAATAGCTTTATTCTGATTTCAAATGAGGGAAATACTGAAGTTACTCCTGCAACTATTCAGGGTAAGATTGACCAGCATAAACCAGACCTAGTTATTCTAGATTACCACCAGCTATTTAATGATAACAAGCGTAGCAACTCTGAAGTTGAGCGTAACCGAAATGTTTCTCGTGAGTTCAAGATGCTTGCAGTATCAAACAACATCCCAATTATCGACATTACCGCAGCAACCGCAGACGATGTATCAGATCAAGACAATCCTCCGATGATGTCGCAGGTTGCTTGGTCTAAGGCAATTGAGTACGATGCTGACATGGCTATGGCTGTCCATAGATATCCAGGAACTAACATGATCGAGGTTGTTTCTAGAAAGAACCGACATGGACATGAGTTTGGTTTATACTTAGATTGGGATATCAATAGAGGTATCGTCAAAGAGATTTATGAGAATCCATTCCAGAATAATGAATCACAAACAAATAAAAAGATTTCAGGTTAAAGTTGAATTTCTAGATGACTCTGATATGATTCGTGTCAAGCATCAATATGAAAGTATGCTGACACATCAGATGAGAGACAAGGGTTATGTCAGGGTACTTGACATAGACACTAACTTTTCGGTAGAATTTGACGGACAAACATGGGTGTTCTTAATGACACTCTATGGAGTATATGTAGGAAAGAAGAAGGCATGGCAATCAGAAGCAATTACGCAAGGAAAGCTGATTCCACGCAGTACGCTGTCTCGCAAGTAAAAGCAATTGTAAAGGCTCTAGGTCTTCATGAAACATCAGAGGCAAACAATAATTTACTTATGTACTGTCCGTTTCATTCAAATAGACATACCGCAAGCTTTAGTATTAGCTGTGAGAACGGCGCTTGGCTTTGCTATAACCCAGCATGTGGCGAGTCAGGAAGCTTAATTGAGCTTGTTAAAAGAGTGCTACATAAAAATGATTTTGAAGCCCTACGCTTTATTAGCTCTAAGCAAAATGAAGCCTTAGAGAATTTTGATGAACTACTTGAAAACTTAATGGAAGAAAAGCCAGAGTTTGAGGAGTTTCCACAAGAGACAATAGATAGACTACATGCCGATCTAGCTGGAAATAAAGCGGCAAGAGATTACTTAGGTTCAAGACTTATTACAAAAGAGTCTGCAGAACACTTTACTCTAGGATACTCTCCAGCAATGAAGATGGTTGTTACTCCAGTTCATAGTCCAGACGGGCTACCGATTGGTATTGTAGGCAGATCAATTGAGGGAAAGTCTTTTAAGAACAGTACCAACCTGCCAAAGAGCAAAACGCTATTTAATATTCATCGTGCTAAGAAAATTGGAAGCAACGTAATAGTTGTAGAGTCTAACTTCGATGCAATAAGAGTTCATCAGGCTGGATTCCCAAACGTTGTAGCAACCCTTGGGGGATCTTTGTCATCAGAGCAGCAAAGACTCCTAAATAAGTATTTCAGCACAATCATTGTAATGACTGATGCTGATGAGGCTGGGCGTGAGCTTGGTCTAAGTATTGCAAATAGATTGAATACAAAAGATATCTTGTGGGCATCATACGATTATGGTAAGATATACCCTCATGAAGCCAAAGATGTGGGCGATATGACGGAAGAAGAGATAAAGCAGTGCATAAAAAACTCAGTTTCCCATATTGAATATGTCAGCTGGTAATGATATACTAGTAACACAGATGGATCTATACCATCAACTACAAACTAAGGAGATACAATGGGTATCGTTAAAGGACTAAAAGACCTAAATAAGGTTATGGATGCACCGCAACACTCAAGCGGTGATGGAGTAAAAGCACGTTGGGCAAAGCTTGAAGATGCAGAAAGCGTTAAAGTTCGTTTTCTTCAAGAGCTTGATCCAGATTCACCAACATACAACGAAAAAGCAGGCCTAGGCTTTATTGCCGTAGAGCACACAAATCCAAAAGACTATCGTCGCAAGGCGCTTTGTTCAATGGAAGACCAAGGTAAGTGCTATGGCTGTGAACAACACCGCAAAGATTATAAGGCAGGATGGAAGGGTCGCTCACGACTTTACATCAATGTTCTTATTGACGACGGCAAGGAAGATCCATATGTAGCGATTCTTTCTCAAGGCTCAAGCGGAAAGACAATCACACCAACACTCATCGAATACGCTGGAGAAATGGGATCGATTACAAATCTCATGTGGCGTATTAAGCGTTCAGGTACAAAGACTGACACAAGCTATACAATTATTCCACTCGCAAAAGATGAAGAAGCATTTGATTCATCTTCACTCGAACTGTACGATCTTGAAACAACAGCAGTTCGTGACTTGCCATACACAGAGCAAGAAGCTTTCTTTGCTGGTGAGGGCGGACAAGCAGAAGAGCCTTCTGCTTCTAGCAGCAGCGTAGATTGGTAAATAACTAAATAGCAGGGGCAGTCTATTGACTGCCCCTGTATTATTTAGTAGAATGACATCATGATTTCATACGAGATACCAGATCCATTTGATACATTTGTTGAAAACAAATACAAAGATTACAAGGGAATGCTTTATGATTTCTTTGCCAGAGAATGGCATATGAAGGCCGCCTGTTGTGGCGAAGAATTATATGCACCAAATAAAAAGACAATGACTAAGATTAGACTTTATCATACTAGAAACGAATGCTTGGGCGGATACTAATGAGCTTTACACACCTACATGTTCACTCCTATTATTCATTAATGGATGGACTAAATTCACCTAAAGAATTATGTCAAGCAGCGCTAGATGCTGGACAAACTGCGATTGCAATCACAGACCATGGTACTCTCTCGTCACACAGAGATATGCAGATTGCCGCAAAGGAAATTGGCATTAAGCCGATTCTTGGTGTTGAGGCGTATATTTCTCCAACAGATAGATTTGATAGATCATCTAAAACAGATAAATCTATTCAGGCCTATAACCATATTATTTTACTAGCAAAAAATAAGAAGGGGTTGGAGAATATTAATGCTCTGCAAGAGCTTGCTTGGAATGAAGGCTTTTACCATAAGCCACGTATTGATAGAGAGGTGTTAAATGAATATAAGGAAGGCATTATTGTTCTTTCTGGATGTCTCAACGGCCTTATTTCTAAGGCTATCGAAAGGAATGAGTTCTCTGAGGCTACACTTATTCTCAAGGATTTTAAAAAGAATTTCGGTGAAGATTTTTATATTGAGGTTCAATCTCACAACCCAAAAGAAATTAATGAAAAGCTACTTGAATTTGCAGATGAACTCAAAATCAAAGCGGTAGCAACAGGAGATGCACACTTCGCTAAAGAAGAAGATAGAATCCTAGAAGAAGCACTTCTTATTTTGTCTACATCTCCAAAGGCAGAGAAGGATTCAGATTTTGAAATGTCTAGAAACATCAAAGACATGTTAGATAGATTTAACTATCTTTATCCTGATCGTAGAATCTCATTTCAAGATATGAACCTGTTTATTCAAAGCCGTTCCGAAATTGAAGCAGACTTCAATAAGTCTGGAATTAATCGAACAGACATTTATGAAAATACAATGGAGATTGCTGATAAGGTAGAAGACTATGACTTTCATCAAGGCCTTGATCTTTTGCCAGTGCCGAAGACTGATGCCGATGAAAGACTACGGGAGTTGGCTGAAAGTGGCTTAGAGAGGCTTCAGAAGGCTTCTGACCCTGCATACATCGACAGACTTAACGAAGAGCTAGCAATTATTGCTAAGAAGAACTTTGCTTCGTATTTCTTGGTAGTAGGAGATATGATTAATTGGGCTAAAGAAAATGATATTCGTGTAGGTCCAGGTCGTGGCTCTGCTGCAGGCTCATTGGTCTGCTACGCTCTTGGAATTACAGATGTAGATCCAATTGAATATAACTTGCTGTTCTTTAGATTTATCAATGAAGAGCGTAATGACTTTCCAGATATCGATACAGACTTTGAAGACCGTCGCCGTAAAGAAGTTAAAGATTATTTAAAGAAAAAGTTTAAGCACGTAGCATCAATCTCAACATATACTTATTTTAAAGATAAGGGTGTTGTTCGTGATGCTGCTCGTGTATTTATGGTGCCACTTCAAGAAGTAAACCGTGCACTAAAGACTGTTGATACATTTGAAGATTTTATTGATTCTCCAAATACAAAAGAATTTAGAATGAAGTACCCAGAGGTTGTGTGGCTTGCAGACAGATTACGTGGAAGAATTCGTTCAGTAGGAGTCCATGCCGCAGGTGTTGTGGTTGCTAAAGATGATCTAAGAAAGTTTGCACCAGTAGAGTCTCGTGAAGATTCACAAGACAAGGTGTCTGGAAGAATCCCTGTTGTTGCATATGATATGGATACAGTTGCGGACATTGGGCTTATTAAGCTAGATGCTCTGGGCCTAAAGACACTTTCTGTTATATCCGATACTCTTAAGTCAATCAAAGAAAGATCTGGAAAAGATATTGATCTTTCCAAACTTTCTCTTGATGATCCAAAGGTTTATCAGATGTTGAATGATGGATATACTAAGGGTGTGTTCCAGGCAGAAGCAACACCATATACAAACCTTCTCATCAAAATGGGTGTAGATAAGTTTGAAGACCTAGCAGCATCTAACGCATTGGTCAGACCAGGCGCTATGAATACTGTAGGTGCATCTTATATCAATAGAAAAAATGGCAATGAGGCAGTAGACTATAGCCATACAATCATGAAGCCTTTTACAGAAAACACTTATGGTGTTATTATATATCAGGAGCAGGTTATGCAGGCATGCGTACACCTTGGTGGTATGACTTGGGCAGAGGCTGATAAGGTCCGCAAGATTATTGGAAAGAAAAAGGATGCAAAAGAGTTCGACCAGTTCAAGGATAAGTTTATTACTGGGGCTTCAGAACACATTTCTAAGAAAAAAGCGGAAGCGCTATGGCATGACTTTGAAGCTCACGCAGGTTATTCTTTTAACCGTTCCCATGCTGTTGCTTACTCTATGCTATCTTACTATACTGCTTGGCTCAAAACTTATTATCCTTTGGAATTCATGTTCTCGATTCTTAAGAACGAAAATGACAAAGACGCCAGAACAGAGTATCTGATCGAGGCTAAAAGATTAGGCCTTAAGGTTTTACTTCCACACATCAATGAATCTGATCTTTATTTCTCTTTGCAGAAAGATTCAATTAGATTTGGTTTAGCTGAGATAAAATTTATTTCAGACAGTATTGCAAATAAAATTATAGAAAGAAGACCATACAGTGATTATGCTGACTTTATTGAGAAGGCATCAAAGAAAGGCTCTGGCATTAATAGCCGTGCTGTTACTGCTCTTAACGCCATCGGCGGTGCTGCGTTCCCTGATAACAAAAGGCAAGGAAATGAAAAAGACAATTACTACGAATATCTAGGTATTCCAACATTTAATCTTGAAGGCATTCCTCCAAGAATTAAAGCGCAAGCTAGACCAATCAATGAGTTTGATGACCTAGGTTCTTTCATTATGTTTGGAATGGTTAAATCAATTAAGCGAGGTAATGGCTGGGCTAGAGTTGAGCTTGTTGATGAAAGCGGAACAGTTGGACTATTCCATACAGAGCAAACTCAAATTGAAACAAACCAGATGTACTTTATTCTTGTAGGAGATAACCGTATTGCTAGATACATTAAGGTCTCAGACATTGATCCAAAATCAGATGACTTATTTGTAGACTATCTATACAGAAAAGAATATGATCTTGAGGAAGATGAATACATTGTAGTAAACTTTACGCCTTATACAACTAAGGCGGGTAAACAAATGAGCCACCTAATCCTATCTAATAGGGACAAGGAGCTAACAAGAGCTATTGCATTCCCAGCGATGTACAAGATGACATTGGCTAAAATGCGTGAAGGAATGAAGTGCAAGGTTACATTATCTAAGCTGGATGATGGAACATTAAGTATCAAGGAGATAAAATGACAGAAGAAATTGAGTCATCTAGCGCTGAAGACATTTTTGGAACACTGAGTGTACCAAAGATATTGATTGCTACAATTCAAACGCTAGGTGAAATTACCGTACCAACAGACGCATTCATTAATGCTGGAACAGAAGATCAGGAATTACAGGTTGATTACAATTCAGATAATCAAACATTTACATTTAAGCTAAAGGTAAAAGATGTCGAATAAAGATGTAGAGCTTCCAACAGACTACGGACTAGATGTGCTTGCTGCAATCTTACATGAAACAGCAATTGAAAAAGGTTTCTGGGATAACCCAAAAAACTTTGATGTGTTTGGAAATAAACTTGCACTAGTGCATTCTGAGGTTACAGAAGTTCTTGAGGCAATCAGAAAGAATAAAGGTTCAGAAGAAATTGTCGAAGAAATGGCAGACATCCTAATTAGAACTCTTGATCTGTATGCATCAATGCGTAATGGCGGATTCATAGATCACAGTCTAGATGAAATTTTATTTAAAAAGATGGAAGTAAATAAAGCTCGCCCAAAGCTTCACGGCAATTTATTTTAATGATATAATTGTATCAAAGAGAAAAGATAATAAATGACTATAGCGATTGATGATATCCTAGCAGGATTAGATCCAAAAACAAGAGCAAGAGTAAAAGCAGCACAAGATGTAAAAGTTGAAAAGCAAAAGACACCAAGCATAGGATTGAACATGGCGCTCAAGGGTGGCCTTGGTTATGGACGACAAGTTCTTGTTTGGGGTAACAAGTCTGCAGGAAAGTCTTCTTTCTGTTTGCAGATGATTGCTCTTGCACAGAAAGACGGAAAGACTTGTGCATGGATTGATGCAGAGGCATCATATGATCAGTCTTGGGCTGAAGCTTTAGGAGTAGATTCTGCTTCCCTTATTTACTCACCAGCGAAAACAGTAAATGATATGGTTGATGTTGCCACAAAGCTAATGGATGCTGGAGTAGACATTATCGTTGTAGATTCAATCTCAGCACTTCTACCTGCAATCTATTTTGAAAAAGACGGAAATGAAATGAAGGATTTGCAAGACACAAAGCAAATCGGCGCAGAAGCAAAGGATATGACTCACGCAGTCAAGATGTTAAACTATGCAAACAAAAATACACTACTGGTTCTCATCTCACAGCAAAGAAATCAATTTGGATCTATGCATGCTTCCCATATCCCAACGGGGGGAATGGCGGTCAAGTTCTTTTCTTCAACAGTCATTAAGCTATGGTCTTCTGAAGCTGAAGCAAATGCGATTAAAGCGGGCGTTCAAGTTGGTGACAAAATCATTGAACAGCGAGTTGGCAGACCAGTCAATTGGATTATTGATTACAACAAGCTCGGCCCCCCTAACCTTTCAGGACAATACGATTTCTATTACCAAGGAGAAACCCTAGGAGTAGATGGCGTTGGCGAAACTCTTGATGTTGCGGAGATGGTTGGCGCAGTAGAAAAGGGTGGCGCTTGGTATACAGTTAATGGTGAGAGACTACAAGGTCGTGCTAAAGCTGTTGCATACTTAAGAGAAAATCCAGATGTTGTTGAAAAGCTTGTTGGTGATATCAGTGCCAAATCTTAATGAGTTTTTAAATAAATCTACAATAGATACTGTTCCACTTGATGAAAGAGTTGAGGTCATTGAGCAGATGAGACCTTGCTCTAAGTGCGATCTTTATGTTGACTCTTACATGTTTAATAATCAAACTATGGAAATGTACTGGAGATGTAAAGACGGTCACGAAACAAGATATCAGGTAGGTTAATGTCAGAGAGAGCAGAAGTTAAAAGAGATGGGGCTAAAGCCCAGAAAAACTCTGGTCGTGGCGACTATCAAAAGGGTGATGCTCAATGGAAGCAGTTTCTTGTAGATTATAAAGAGGCAGGATCTTCTTTTACACTAAACAAAGACAACTGGGCCAAGATCTGTACTGATACATTTAAGGTAAACAGAGATATGTATCCAGCCTTAAAAATTATTATAGGCAAGGAAGCCAAGGTTAGACTTGGCATAATAGAGTGGGCTGTATTAGAAGAGCTAATACAGTTCTGGGAGGAGAATCATGAGTAATGTTGGACAGTATTATGTGTCACAGCTCCTAACTGAAGCGGAAACAATACATTATTCAAACCTAATTGATTCCCTATATGACAGATGGTCTATTCGTAAGTTTAACGGAGGACACTATTATACTTTAGGCCTTGCCACTCATTTAGATGGGCCAACGCACGAAGAAGATGCTAGTGAAGAATACATTGCAAGATGTCGTGAAAGCAATGCAATGCTATTAAAATACTTTCATCCACTTTACGACAAGGCTGTTAAAGAAATATCAACTAAGCTAGGAGAATGTGAGCTAATATCTGATGGACCCCTACCTGGATTCTACATATATGGAGAGCCTAAGTCACGCAAAGAGCCAATCGAGCTGGAGCGTACAGAGACAGTAAGTGCAATACATAGAGATGTTCAAGTAGATAGACTTAATTACTTATGGAATAGATACTCTGATGTTGACAACACAACAACAATGTCTTTTACATTTGCAATTGATGTTCCTGAATTTGGAGCAAGTATTGCTCTGTGGGATCAGGAAGACAAAGGGCTGTTTTCTAATACAGAGTATGCTAAATGGGCTAAGTCTATAGACTACACATCATACCCAGACAATGTATATATGCTTGAAAATAATATCAAAAATAAGATTCCAGATATTGTACAGCATAAGCCAGGACAAATATTTTTTCAAGAAGGTGCAATATATCATGCTGTTGGTCATACGCAAAAGCCAATGAGTAACGATAGAAGAATTACCTTACAAGGGTTTGGTAAAAAATGTGACGGGGTATGGAGGCTATGCTTTTAATGACTATCTTTCTTTTAGGTATTATGATAGGATTCTCTCTAGGATACCCGCTTGGATTATTTATAGACAAATTAGACAAAAGGATAAAAAATGACAGAAGATAAAAACACACTTCAATTAATTAGTGATATTACAGAGTTCAATGATCTTCATGAGTACATGAAGGATGAGCATCTAGATAGAGCTCTTGCTATTGTAGTTAAGATTTTGATGAACCCAGAAGTGCCTTCTGCTAAAGCCCCAGTTCTTATTATGGAGCTTCAGGCTATGTCTACTAAGTTTGGCGTAATGGCTTCAGTCTATTCAACCATTGCAAAGGATAAAGCGGGAACAGTAAATAACAATAAGAAGAACGTTTATTATTCAGTAAAGGAGTCCATAGACAAACTTGTAGATGCACTTAAGTATGTCGTTAGGTACAACTCATAATGGGCAGAGATATAGTAAAGAACCTTAAATTTAAGAAGCATACTGGAAAATTTTTTGACCCAGAAAGATTTGCTGATCTTCTTGATGAGGCTTATAGAAATACAAAAAGAGCAGATGGATCAATGACAAAGAAGTCATTTAGTCCTAGCTCGCTTGGATATGGACACGGCAAATGCCCAAGATATTGGTACATGGCATTTTCTGGTGCAGTATTCATTGATGATAACGATGCAGTAGCAGTGGCTAATATGGCACAGGGAACTCAGGCTCACGAAAGACTTCAGAAGCTTATATCTACAATGCCAGAGTGGAGAGCTGAAGAAGAAGAGATTGTAAATGAGTACCCACCAATTCGTGGCTTCATTGATTTAATTATGGAATACGATGGCGAGACCGTGATTGGTGAAATTAAGACGGCTAAGCAAGAAGTGTGGGATACAAGACAATCAGAGATGAAGTCATCTGCCAACCACATGCTACAGCTACTTACATACATGAAGTTAAAGAATGCTAAAGAGGGATTCTTTTTGTATGAAAACAAGAATACGCAAGAGATCCTTATTATTCCTATTTCTATGAATGACAAGAACAAGAAAATAATTGAAGACACATTCCTCTGGATGCAAGAAGTATATGACAATTTTAAAGATGGAGATATCCCTATGCGACCTGCTGGGGCCACTAAGTCTAAAATGCCATGCACATATTGTCCAATTAAAAAAGAATGTTATAGTAAAGATACTCCAGTAGGGACTGTTCAGATTGAATTATTTGAGGTGGCTGGAATATGATATGCATTAATTCTGAGTGCCAAAAAGATTTTGAGGCAAAGACACACAACCAAAAGTATTGTTCAGATGAGTGCTGTCGTGTGGCAACCAATAAAAGAATTATGGAAAAGTACTATGAGAAGAAAGCCATTAAGAAAGGCGCAATCAGACATTGCAAGAAATGCAAATCTGTTCTAAGTAGATACAATTCTGAAAATGTATGTTCATCTTGTCAAAAGACTAACTACAAGAAAACAAAAAACTTATTGTCGGAGATTATAGATGAAATTAGCTAGCCTTGTTAAGACAAAAGCAAATAGAGTTTTAGGCATAGATGCCTCAACAAACTCTATAGCTTTTTGCTTGATGGAAGATGATGTGCCGCTGAAATGGGGCAAGATCAATCTTGTAGGCGAAGATATCTATGAAAAGATATATGATGCTAAAAACAAAATGTCTATGATGTTAGAAGAACTAAAGAGTGATTACATAGTTGTAGAAGGAGCAGTACTTGTCAGATCACCAGATGCTGTGATAAAATTATCATATGTATATGGAGTTGTTATTGCTGAGCTCATGTCTACTGGCGCTAAAGTTATTACCATTAGCCCATCCGCTTGGCAATCATATATTGGTAACAAGAATCCTACAAAGGAAGAGAAGTCTGCAATAAGACTGGCTAACCCAGGATATGCAGATTCATGGTATAAGAATCAATTGCGTAATATGAGAAAGCAAAGAACTGCTGATTATTTTAATAAGAAATATGGTTTACAAATTGTGGATTTTGATGTTGCAGACAGCTTTGGTATTGCACATTATAGTAACCAGGTGCTTACTAAGCGATGAAACTATACCAGAGTAAAGATTGGCTTTACAGAAGATATGTAGTGCAAAAGAAAACAGTTACTGAAATCGGTAAAGAGTGCGGTGTCTCTGCTATGACTATACAGAGATATTTACAAGAGTTTGGATTGTTAAGAAAAAAATGACGGGTTACCCAAATAAAGACGGCGGATATCAGGCTTGGATTACAGACCTTCAATTAATTGCAACAGATGCTCCTTCAGGACACCCTATTATTAGAGAGTGTTTAGAGACAGCAGAGATGCTAATTAAAAAGAATATCTCCTACGGCAACTCTGCCCTTGATCCAATTAGAATATTTTCAAAGGCGGATTCAACAGAGCAGATTCGTGTCCGTATTGATGACAAGCTAAATAGAATTCAAAATGACCAAGCCTTCCCTGGAGATAATGACATTGATGATTTAATTGGGTACTTGATCTTGCTTAAAATAGCCAACAAGTCCTAGTCAACTAAAACGTGGTATAATTTAGATATGAGCGAATTAGAGCCAGCAGTCCATTTTGACCGTATGAATAAGGTCGTAGAAGAGCTTTTAAAGGGCAATTCAGCAACCCAGATAGCAACTCTGACGGGCTACTCCCGAAAAGAGGTCCTAGAGTACCTTGATGAATGGAAGTCTGTTGTACATAATGACAACAATATACGTGATCGTGCTAGAGAGGCTATCTCAGGAGCAGATCAACATTACGCAATGCTTATCAAAGAGGCATGGAGAACTGTAGAAGATGCAGATCAGCAGGGAGCTTTGGCTGTAAAGTCAGGAGCTCTAAAGCTTATTGCAGATATTGAAACAAAAAGAATAGCTATGCTTCAGTCTGTAGGTGTCCTAGAGAATACAGAGATTGCTTCACAGCTTGCCGAAACAGAAAGAAAGCAAGACATACTTGTTGGCATTTTAAAAGAGGTTACTGCTACCTGCCCTAAATGCAAGATGGATGTTGCAAAAAGATTGTCTCAAATAACTGGGATAGTGGAGTCAATAGTAATCGAAACAGAAGATGTCATTTGATTTTTCAGACTTAATAGATATTCTAGATGGCGAAGAGTTTGAAGAAAAGCCAGTAGATTTACAAACGTTTGTAACTAGCCCAGAGTACTTGGGTCTTCCTCCTTTGTCCCAATATCAATATGAGCTTATTGAAAAATCTTCTCAGGTTTATAAAGAGTCTACTCTTATAAAGTTGTATGGAGAAGAAGAAGGAAAGAAAAGATTTAAGCAGACTTGCAACGAAGTTATAGCTCAGCTTGGCAAGGGATCTGGAAAAGACTACTCATCAACTATTTCTGTGTCGTACATGGTTTACTTATTGCTATGCTTAAAGGATCCAGCATCTTACTATGGCAAACCACCAGGAGACTCAATTGATATCCTTAACATTGCTATTAACGCACAGCAGGCAAGCAATGTTTTCTTTAAGGGATTCAAGACAAGAGTAGATAGATCCCCATGGTTTGTTGGAAAGTATGAAGCCAAAGCTTCCGAAATGAAGTTTGATAAAGCAATCACAGTCCACTCTGGTCACTCTCAAAGAGAAGCCTGGGAAGGATATAACGTTATTGCAGTTATCCTTGATGAGATATCAGGTTTTGCACAAGAAAATACTACAGGACATGATCAGGCTAAAACAGCTGACGCTATATATGACATGTACCGTGCCTCTGTAATGTCCCGTTTCCCAGACTTTGGCAAAGTTATTTTGCTTTCTTTCCCAAGATTTAAAAATGATCCTATTCAAAAATTTTATGAGTCAGTCATTGGTGAAAAAGAAACTGTAATTAGAAGCAAGACTTTGAAGATGGATGACGACTTGCCAGATGGCATAGAGGGCAATGAAATAACTGTAGAGTGGGAAGAAGACCATATCATTTCATATCTTTATCCCAAGACATATGCTTTAAAAAGACCAACATGGGAAGTGAACCCAACAAAAAAGATTGAAGACTTTAAGGTAGACTTTTACAAGAACTCCTTAGACGCACTTGGAAGATTTGCATGTATGCCACCAGAGATGGTTGATGCGTTCTTTAAGTCAAGAGAGAAAGTTGAAAAAGCATTTAGTATAGCGCACCTTGCTGTAGATAAGTTTGGAAGATTAGAAGAATGGTTTAAGCCAGAAGCCGACAGAAAATATTTTATTCACGTAGACTTAGCTCAAAAGCATGACCATTGTGCTGTATCGTTAGCCCATGTTGACAGGTGGGTTAATGTGAAGGTTACAAATGAATACTCACAGCCTGCCCCAATAGTTACAGTAGATGCAGTAAGGTACTGGACACCAACACCAGACAAGTCAGTTGATTTTACTGAAGTTAAAGACTATATTCTTTCTTTAAAAACTCGTGGATTTGATATTGGAGTCTGTACATTCGATAGATGGAACTCCCATGATATGATGCAGCAGCTTAAAGCATATGGAATCAATACTGAAATTTTGTCTGTTGCCAAGAAGCACTACGACGATATGGCGATGGTCGTACTGGAAGAAAGACTAAATGGCCCACATATAGAGTTGCTGATTGATGAACTTTTGCAGTTAAAGATTATGAGAGATAAAGTAGATCACCCTAGAAAGGGATCTAAAGACTTAGCCGATGCTGTTTGCGGATCAATATTTAATGCAATTAGCAGAACTAGACCAGACATAAATAATCAAATAGATGTACATACATATGAATCAATGAGCTACGACAATGATTTTGGAACAGAGAGCGATGGGGAAACATCATCGTATAATATGATCAGGGCCCCCAGGATGCCTGAGTATTTGAGAGAAGCAATGGACAGGATGCAAATAATATGAGCGAGTATCAAGAGCTAGCAAAGCAATGCAAGTGCTGCAGTAAGCATGTTCCACTACCAATAGTTATGAAGTCTTATAACGGTATTGTGGTATGCCCAACAACGCTGCAAAATATAATAGAGTATAAAAGAATATGGGAGTCATTTGGCAGTAGACCAATGGGCAGCATAAGAAAACATTTTTCTGAATATGTGCAGGATATAGTTGAAGATGAATTCAAAAACATTTGATCTAAATGATAAACTCAAAACAATAGACACTCTTAACCAAAGCCCAATTGATATACATGCTTTAAGATTTAAAGATCTTGATAAGAATGATATACCTCATGAGGTAGATAAAGATGGCTATCTTATTGTTCATAAAGCTAAAAATGAAGAAATTAAAAATGAAGAGTTGTATTTTGACTATAAGATAAATTCAAGCGGATATAGAAGTCAACACTTTAAGGAGCTGGATACAGGCAGCATCAATATAGTTTATGCAGGCTGTTCATTCACATATGGTGAAGGACTGCCAGAGGAGTACACATGGCCTCATCTCCTAACAAAGAAAATAGAAAAAGATCATCCAGGTAAAAATGTTGAATACTTTAATTTGTCACAACCTGGAGCTGGCGTCCATCAAGTAATTAGAGTTTGCTTTGACTACTTTAAAAAATATGGAAACCCAGACTATTTATTTCTAATGCTTCCTGATGTTATGAGAGGCATATCTTGGGTAGATCATAGAAGCATGTATGAGACTTTAATTCCAGACATAAATAATATTGAGGCTGGCCCTTTCTACAAGAAGTATTTTCAGTCAGTTATAGCAGAGAATTTTTGGCTACTTGCTTCAGATCTGATGCACATTATGGAGCAGTATTGCGAAGCAGCTGGGATAACCCTATTATGGGATGGCTGGCATGATGCTGCAATATGGCCAGACCTTAACTACGGCAATAGGATAATTAGAAAAACAATAGATACTCCATTGATACGTACAGAATATTCAAAGCGACATCAGGTTGGAGTATTCCCAGAAAATTTAAATGCATTGCCATATTGGGAGTGTGCCCGTGACGGTGGCCACCCAGGAACATGCTGGACAGTTTATCAGTCTGAATCGTACTACGAAAACCTACAAAGGAGAAAAAATGAAAAAGGCTAAAAAAATATTTTACAAAATATACTACAGAATATTTTATCCAGATCTATATAAAAAGATTAAGAACAAAAAGGACTTTATATACTAATGGACAACTACCCAAGCGGACTCAAGTATTCTGTTAAAAAGTTTATTGATCATGACACTCCTAGAAAAGTTCAGTTTATGGACACAGGAGAAAAAAGGTCTTTGCCAGATGAAGTTCTAACTGATGATGGATACTGCGTAGTTGATAGTATTACTGAGCCAATCTATGAAGATCAACATAAGTTTCAGTATAAAATAAATGCGGAGGGATTTAGGTCACAACATTTTAAGACCTTAGATAAAGACTCTACAAATATATTATATGCTGGATGCTCGATGACTTATGGAGTGGGCCTACCTGAAGAGTACACATGGCATTCACTTTTAACATCTTTAATTAAAGAAAGGCTTCATCCTGAAGTAGAATCTTTTAACGTTGCCTCACCTGGTGCTAGCATACATGAGATAGTTAGAAACTGTTTTATATTCTTTGAGAAGTATGGTAATCCAGACTACTTATTCATCTCTGTATCTGACATTGAAAGATCAATTAGCTTTGATAATTCTGATGAAAAGTTTAAGCAAATAATTCCTTCTGAATTTAATTTGACTCAGAAAATGTCTAAGCAATTAATTTATGCTTTGTCATCCATCAACACTGCAAACAATTGGCTGCTATGTGCAGATATAATGTTTATGCTTGAGTCGTATTGCAAATCAGCAGGAATTAAGCTAGTATGGACATCTTGGGTAAGGCAGCAGGCTGACGATTGGGACAGCCTAAAGTTTGCAAATTACTTAAAGACAGAAGATTACAACATAAGAACTTGGTACTCGCCTATAACGGGTGAGGAAAAACCAGATGGGCTAGAAGATAATGCAGACGGACTACCATATTGGGATTATGCCCGTGATGGATCACACCCAGGACTTCTATGGTCAAGAACAGTTTCAAAAAAGTTTATTGATGAAATTGAAAAGAGATGGTTTGAATAATGATTATATTGGGTATTAATGAAACTTCTCATGATGCATCAGCATCTTTAATTAAAGATGGAGAGATCCTTTTTGCTGGGCATGCTGAAAGATATAGTAAACAAAAAAATGATTGGTATATCAATAATGAATTAATTAATGATGCTTTATCATACGGTGCACCTGATGCTATAGCCTACTATGAGAAACCGCTTCTAAAGGCCTCCAGGCTATTTCTAAGGGGTGGTGCAGGGGATTGGAAGCCAAAGTTTAATATTGAAGGTGTGCCTAGGAAATCATTTAAGCATCATTACTCACATGCATGTGCAGGATACTATACAAGCAAATTTACAGATGCTGCAATAGTAGTACTTGACGCAATGGGAGAATATAACACTTCTACCATATGGGTGGGAGAAGGCGAGTCAATTAAGTTAAAGTATAAGCAAGACTACCCAGTAAGCTTTGGATTATTTTATTCAGCATTCACGGATCTGATTGGCCTGATGCCCAACCAAGAAGAATACATAATGATGGGCATGGCTGCATACGGAGACTGGAAAAGATATTATAAAGAAGTAGATGCCTATTTCCCTAAATATCATACTCAAACATACAATTTCCATAAGGGTATAACAGACTGGGGATTTGATATTGAAGAAAAAGATAAGTTTGATATAGCAGCGGCAGTTCAAGTAGTATATGAGCAAAGACTCCTAGACTTCATGAGTATGGCTAAGAGACTGACTGGAAAGAAAAATCTTGTATTCATGGGTGGCTGTGCCCTAAATAGCAAAGCCAACACATTGCTATGGAACATATTTAAAGATATCTGGATTATGCCAAATCCTGGCGACGCTGGCAGTTCTTTAGGAGCTGCACTAGCTTTATATGGAAAGCATGTTGACTGGAAAACTCCATATCTTGGATACGATATGGGCGGAGAGTATCCAGTAAAAGATATAGTTGATGCAATACTTAAAGATGGAATAGTTGCAGTTGCAAGCGGAAGAGCTGAATATGGCCCAAGAGCTTTAGGGAATAGAAGCATACTTGCAGATCCTAGAGATCCAAACATTAAAGATAAAGTCAACTTAATTAAGCAAAGAGAGCAGTTCCGACCATTTGCACCAGTTGTTTTAGAAGAATGTGCTTCAAAATGGTTTGACATGAAGTTTACAAGCCCATACATGCAATACACGGTTAAGTGTTTACAGCCAGAAAAAATTCCATCTGTTGTGCATGTAGACGGAACATCTAGAGTTCAAACTGTAAATAGAGAACAGCATAGAGGATTATGGAGAGCAATAAATAAATTCTATATTCATACGGGCGTTCCAATATTATTAAATACAAGTTTAAATATAAAAGGCCAACCACTATTAAATGATCATCAAGATGCTATTGACTGGCAGGCGCATTACGGATATAATATACTAACTAGCGGCAGTAGCTTAGTTGGTTAAAGCCCCGAACTCATAATTCGGTAATCGTAGGTTCGAGTCCTACCTGCCGCACACCTCTGTAGCTCAGCGGAAGAGCAACAGACTTCTAATCTGTTGGTCGCTGGTTCGATTCCAGCCAGGGGTGCTCAAAGTGCAAATCTGAATAATTTGTGCTAAGATAGTGATTACTGATAAATGTTTTTACCCGCATCATACGAAGTGATTCAGCACGATGGAGATTGCTCTGCGGAAGTAAATAGGTAGTTACAGTCAGCGGGAATTCCCACGGCTGACACATTGCGGAGTAGAGCAGTTAGGTTAGCTCGGAAGCCTCATAAGCTTTAGGTCGTGGGTTCAAATCCCTCCTCCGCAACTAAGGCCCTTAACTGTAGAGTCCACAAGACCAACCTACAGCGGTTACGTGGGACGACTCGAAAGAGTGGGAAAATCTGGAAGCAGTGTCCAAAGCTGTGAAAAGCTAGTACTAGGTCCGCCAGCGTCAATAGCCCAAATGGTAGAGGCGTCAGTCTTAGGAACTGATTGTTGTAGGTTCGAGTCCTACTTGATGCACGATATTAAGGTTGAGTGGCAGGTGTATAGACTGACTCCCGACTGGGACAACTGGAGGCCAACGAGCTTATGTAAAGCCTCATATATCAGATTAGTAAGTTAGTTTGCTCGTAGACTTACTAATCACATATCGTCTAAGTGTTACGGAAGCACTGCCGTCTCCAAAGCGGCAAGCCTAGGTTCGACTCCTAGAGACGGTGCAGGAAACGTTTGTATGGCAATAGGAACTTTCATTAGCTACGAAAAGTTGGCTTTTTGCTTCCGCAAACTACAGGGGCAACTAGGAGTCTACTGTACCATCTCGTCGGGGGATGCGGTTAAAGGCCTTACAGTGTGGAATCTATAAACTGACCCGACATAAGGAAATATGGCAGAGTGGTCGAATGCAACGGTTTGCTAAATCGTAGATCGAAAGATCCATAGGTTCGAATCCTATTGTTTCCGCTTTTCTTTCTTCGTCCAAAGGTAGGACTCCTGTTTTTGGCACAGGCAATCTTGGTTCGAATCCAGGGGAAAGAGCAATGCTTCTATAGCTCAGTTGGTAGAGCAGCAGACTTTTAATCTGCGGGTCGATGGTTCGAGACCATCTGGAGGCACAATAAATAGTATAATGGAGTAATGATCAATAAAATAGAGCACACCAAAGATATATTTGAATATGAATCTTTTCTCTCAGAAGAAGAATGCAAATACCTAATTGATGGCTGGAATGCACAGGACGACTGGGATCTAACGTGCTTCTATAATGCATACGTCATATCTGGTAAAAAAGACATTAAAGATGAATTTAAAATTAAAATACACCAGATGTATGACAGGTTTCATAAAATAGCTGAGGAGTCTTTTGGGATTCAACTTAAGCCTCTTTCTCAAAGTGCTCATAAGTGGACGGTAGGGGCATATGCAGCAGATCATGCTGACAATGCAGATCTAGATGGAACACCTAATGGGTGGGCTGCAAATAAATTAGTAACAATTTTATATTTAAATGACAACTACGAGGGCGGGTATCTTACATTTAGAGATCATGACATATCCATCAAGCCAAAGACGGGCACCCTGATTGTATTTGATGTAGGAATAAATAATGTTCATGCTGTAACAGAGGTCACAGATGGAGTTAGATATACCATGCTAAATTCTTTTGACTATATAGATTCCCAATATGATGTGGATTTAGAGCAGGAGAAATTAAAAGAAGAGGCAGCTAAAGAAGAATTAAAGATACATTGGCAAGAAGGCAAGATAAATCCCAATGACGCAACAATGCCGAAAATGGTATACTGAGATTATGAAACAACTAATTAACTCTCTACAGGAATTACAATCAAATTCATTCGTATACACTAACTTGGTCAAAGGGTTTTGGCTAAACACTGAATCAGTTTTAATGAGACAGTCACAAACAGTATATAAGGAAATCTATTTAGAGTCTGAAAGACTTCTACTAGAGACATCCCTGTGGTTACGTAGACTTGGTGGAGAAGCTTTATACACAATTGAAGAGATTTCTGACAGCCAAACATTAGGCAACGTAAAGCCAGATACCTACTGTGGTGTTGAAATGGCAGTCCATCTTGTTCCAATTAACAAGAGAATGATTGAAGACATTAAGATATTTACAGATCAAGCAATAGCAAGCAAAGAGTGGGCATTGGTTCAGCATCTATCAGAGCTGTTGAAAAAGCATCAGGAGTGGAATTGGTTCTTGGAGTCTAGCTTAAAGCTTCCTCCTAATCCATGGAAATCTCTTAAGGACTAAAATTGAAACCAGATACATCTACAAGTAATTTATGCTTTGATGACATACTTTTAGTGCCTAAGCATTCTAAAGTTGAAACAAGATATGATATCAAGATAGATACTGTAATTGGCAACCCAAATAATCCAGAGGCTTGGCTAGAAATGTGGACGCCATTTGTAATGGCTCCCATGGAGTTCATCACAAGTGATCAAATGATACACGCTCTACTTGGGTTTGGTGGAGTTGCATTTACTAATAGATTTAAGCCAAGAGAAGAAAGAATATCTAAGTTTAAAAATCTGTTATTTGAAACACAGCATAAGAATAGACTTGGGTTTACCATAAGTAACCATGATATATTTGCTGACGAACCACTCATAAAGGAGTTTGTTTCTGCAGGCGGAAAGCTTTTGTTAATCGATACAGCCTTTGGACACCTACAATACTCTATAGATTCAGTTAAAAGACTTAGGGAGCTTGTTCCAAACCATGTACATATCATGACAGGAAACGTCTCTTCTTATGAAGCTTATCGTGACCTCATGGAGGCAGGGGCGGACTCAGTAAGAGTAGGTATTGGTGGAGGAGCTGCTTGTACCACAAGAGTTGTAACTGGTTTTGGCGTACCAGTTCTAGGATCTTTAATTGATGTGTATAGTAAGGTAGACCCAAACCAAGTAAATGGTATTGTTTCAGATGGTGGAATCGTTTCAAATGGAGATATAGTTAAGGCACTAGCTGCTGGCGCAAGTGCAGTAATGATGGGAAGTAGATTTGCTGGACATGAAGAGTGTGAGGGCCAAGAAGATGGCAAGTTCTTATTCAGAGGTTTAGCATCTGCAGGAATCCAGATGGACCCAGTGACTGGAACAAAGCCTCCAGCAAACAGGTTTCACGTTGAAGGTGTATCAGGCTACATAGAAAATCGTGGCCCAGTATCTGATACAATTAATCAAATGATTAACAACTGCAAAAGTGGTATGTCTTACTCTGGGTGTGAAAACTTAAAAACATTTAGAGAACAATCAAGTTACATAATAGTTTCAGCTCAGTCTCTTAAAGAGTCTGGGAACAGAATATAAAGGAGAAAAAAATGGCAGCAAAAGGAAGCCTTGAAGCAATCATTGAGGTTGCAAAGAAAGAAATTGGGACAATTGAAGGTCCAAAAGATAACGAAACAAAGTATGGTAAGTGGACAGGTGCAAACTTTCTACCATGGTGCCAGTCATTTGTTTCATGGTGTGCATTTACTGCAGGCTTAGATCCAAAGAAGTATCCTAAGAGCGCAGCAACAGTAGCAGCATCTGACTGGTTCAAGAAGAATGAAAGATGGTCTGATGCTCGTAATGATGATCCACAGGCAGGAGACTGGATCTATTTTGATTTCCCAGATGATGGTGTCAATCGCATTTCACATGTAGGACTTTGTATTAAGAACAATGGCGATGGAACAATCCAGGTTATTGAAGGAAACACTTCAGGAACTGCTAAGGGAGATCAGCGCAATGGCGGAATGTGCGTAGAGAAAACTCGTGGATATGTCAAGGACAACAAGAAGAAGCTGCTCAATGCAGTTGTTGGCTGGGGACGACCAGTTTATGCTGGAGAAGAAGATGCCCCACTTCTAAACAAGTTGGCACCAGCACCCGCAAAGAAAGCAGCACCTGCTAAGCCAGCAGCTAAAAAAGTAGCACCAAAAAAGACTAAATAATGTACGAATACTACGTTAGAAAAGTTGAAGGTGTAGTCGATGGGGACACAATAGATGTCCTCATCGACCTTGGCTTTGATATATTGTTTGCTTCTAGAGTTAGACTGGCTGGCATAGACACACCAGAGTCAAGAACAAAAGATTTGGCAGAAAAGAAGCTTGGGCTAGAAGCTAAAGAGTATCTTAAATATAAATTAAAGGATGCTAAGTCTGTAAAGATTAAGACTGAAAAAATGGATTCGTCAGAAAAATATGGAAGAATACTGGGCTGGATATTTGTAGACGATCAGACTGTATCTATAAATGAGCAGATGATTTCAGATGGATATGCTTGGGGATACCTTGGGGACACAAAAGTTAAAGATTTTGAAGCCCTAGCAAAAGCGAGAGCAAACTCTAAAAAGTAGTTGCAATCTGCACCTACAAAATGATATAATAGATTAGTACCTGCCGAAATGGGGGTACTAATTTAACTCGCTTAAAAGGAGCAAAAAAAATGGTAACAAATTTCGCCATGGATCTTTTCAAGGATCCATTTTTTATTGGTTTCAACCGAGAGTTGGAACGTTTTAACAGTCTAAGCAAAGTAAACAATACAGCGTTTCCGCCGTATGATTTGCTAAAGCTTGATGAGGATAACTATCAATTGTCTTTGGCAGTTGCTGGATTCACAAGAGATGATCTAACTGTATCGATTGAGGACGGAAGTCTTTGGATTACAGGTGAAATCAAAGAGGTCTTAGATGCAGAAGTTGTTCATAAAGGAATAGCTGCACGTAAGTTTACAAGAATCTTTGAGCTTAGTGAATACATGGAAGTATCCAATGTTGAGCTAAAGGATGGAATGCTACATATCAATGTGGTACGAAACATCCCAAAGGAAAAGCAACCAAAAGTCCTAAAAATTAAATAACATTCTGTACGTCGGTGGACATCGGGATATGTAGGAAGCGTACAGCGTACACCTGAGCATGTGTTTAAAAGGCTCACTATAGAAAAGGGAAGCAATGCCAGTATACGAATATAAGTGTGAATGCAATGATAAGGTTGTTCCATTCAACATGTCAATTAAAGACTATCAGCCTAATCAAACCTGTGTTGATTGTGGTAAAGATATGCAAAGACATTACACGCCAACAGGAATTCAGTTTAAAGGTAATGGCTTCTACAAAACAGATAATCCTAAGTAGTTTAAACTAACATTCTGCTATAATTACTAAGTAATCAAAAATATTGCATTACTTAGGGGATCCTTAGTTGACTAGAAAGATTAAGTATTATCTAACCAGCCTTTTTATAATCGGCTGGCTTTTCCTTTTTGGACCTAGCATAGCAAGTGCTGATGAAGTTACTGTTCAAGTAACACCAGTAAATCCTTCTTCAGATACCGCCACAGCAACCACTCCTATTACAGTTGAGATAGTTGCAAATAAAGTAGAAGCAGCAGAAACAACACTACAGGCAGCAGCACAAACACAAAGCAATGCGATCATATCTGCAATTCAGGCAAATGTTCCAAATACAGACACTCAGACTGCTACTCAAATTGCTACAACTCAAGAGCCGATTGCAACTGCGGTTGCAGAGGCTACAGTCAAGGTTCAAGAGGCTAATAATGTAATTCAATCTGCTGAGACAGCAGTAACAGTTGCAGTAACTGCCCAAGCAGCGGTTGAATCACAAACTGCTGTGGTTGCTACAGCAATTACAACAGTAGAGTCAGCCACAGCAGTAGTTGCTACTGCAACAGAGAATGTAGTATTGGCAACAGCAGCTGTAGAATCTCAAACAGCTGTAGTACAATTAGATACGCTGGCTGTAGCAGAAGCACAATCTACTGTACAAGAATTCACCAGTCCTGGATTAAAAGTAGAAGTTTACAATGTACAGGGTCAGAACAACGCTCCAGTACTTCCAGACAATGCTGTTCCTATTCATACAACTGTTGACACTAACGGGATTAATGAGCAATGGGGTGGCGGAAACGTCGCTGGTTCTAACCGTAGTGAGGATGTAATTGTTAAATACACAGGAACTTGGACGCCTTCAGTTGATGTAACTCATGTTCTTGCTCCAGCAGATGATGGTGTAAAACTTTATCTTGATGGTCAGATTGTTATTAACGACTGGTATGATAAAGGCGGAGGAGGAAGCGTTAATCAGGTTTCTGTATCCGCTGGAACTAGCAAAGCTTTTGAGTTGTGGTACTACGAAAACGGTGGTGGTGCTGGTGTTTGGTTCTACCGTTATAACTCATTAACAGGCTGGATAATAGCACCTGGTTCTGAGTTTTCTCAATCATCTGCCAGCCCAGAACAGTTAGCGGCACTACAAGCTGCTCAGAACATTCTTGCTAGTGATACGGCAGTACTAACAACCCTCACAGCAGAAAAAACAGAGGCTGAAACAAATCTAACAAACGCTCAATCAAACCTAACATCTGCTGAAACAAACCTAACAACAGAACAACAAAACCTCACAATAGCAAATCAAAACCTAACAATTGCTATTCAGACAGCAGATTCTTTTGCAAATACAGCAACAACAAAAGTAAATGAAGCAGTAACTGCAATGACAAATGCGGCACAGGTTACAGTTAATTATTATGCAGAGCAACAAGCAGCAGCACAGGCCGCTGCAAATGCAGCAGCGGAAGCTGCAGCGCAAAGAGCAGCTGCACAAGTAGCAGCAACGGAAGCTGCCGCCAAAGCAGCAGCGGAAGCTGCAGCAAAGGCAGAAGTAGAAGCCAAAGCAGCAGCGGAAGCTGCAGCAAAGGCAGAAGCAGATCGTGTAGCCGCAGAGGAAGCCGCTGCTAAAGCAGAGGCTGATCGTGTAGCAGCAGAAGAAGCTGCAGCAAAGGCTGAAGTTGAAGCAAAAGAACAAGCAGAAGCAGATGCTAAGGCTGAAGCAGATAGATTAGAAGCAGAGGCAAAAGCGGCAGCTCAGGCAGAAGCAGATGCTAAGGCTGAAGCAGAGGCAAAAGCTCAAGAAGAAGCAAACGCTAAAGCAGAAGCGGAGGCTAAAGCACAAGAAGCAGCAGATGCAAAAGCAGAAGCTGAAGCAAAAGCTGCAGAGCTAGAAACGGCAAAAAAAGAAGCAGAAAAATTAAAGAAAGCAGCAGCGGAAGGAAAGTTAAGTGAAGAGCAAAAGGAAGTTGTTGTAGAAAAACTACTTGAATCAATTGAGCCTGGAAAAACAGTTTCATCTGCAGATATAAAAGCAGCAGGCGTATCTTATTCCGATTTACCACCAACAACACCAGTAGATGTTCGTACTGATGAAAATGGAAATGCGGTTGTAATTACCGCAGCAGTTGCTGCTCAAGTAGAATTACTACAAAACCCAGGAGCTCTTGTAGAAGAATTATTTACAAATCCAGCGGCAGCATTAGCTGCATTTGGAAGTATAGGTGCAGATATGTCAGATGAAGAAAGAGAAGAAGCAACAGACATGGTTGTTGCTACAGTTGTAGCAGCAGGTGCAGCAATTAACGCAGCAGCAGTTGCTACAGGAGGAGCCACTGGAGGTGGCACAGGAGGCGGAGGAAGTTCTGGTGGAGGCTCAGGAGCAAATTCACCAGGTTCACGAGGAGGAAGAAGATGGTAAGAATAATAAAGAATATCCTAAAGGATATGGTAGACCAAGCATGGACGCTTCTCGGTATGTTTATTGCTTGGGTAGTTCTGGACGGAAGTGCAAAGACAATTGTTGGATATGGAATTATAGCTACAACTGCCCTTTGGATTATTACAAGCCCGATCAGAAATAGAGAGGAATAAAAATGGCAAAAGCGTATATTGAAGAACCGCAGCATGTAGGCGGAGGAGCAATTGCAAGCATAAATAATATTATTGCTAGAATTGTAGCTGTATTTGCAGCTTCTGGACTTTCAGTAATTGGAGCAGGTGCAGTAGTTGGAATTAGCACAGCTAAAGCAGTAATTTTAGCAGGAACTTTAGGAGTAGCAACAGTAGTTGAAAAGCTTGCTCGTGGATTTCTAGATGATGGCAAATTAACTGTAGATGAGATTAATGCAGCATTCTCAGCAGTAGACAAAAAATCTGCTAAGTAATGATATAATTAGAGCATGAATAAATATCGCATAAAATTAGATGTAGAGGTAGAAGTAGAAGCCTTTAATGCTGAAGATGCAAGCGAATATATTCATGATATATTTAATATAGATGACGAAATTAAAAAGATTAATATCGTAAAAATATCACCATTAAATCATTGACAAGGCCACTGTACAGAGTGTATAATTATACAGTACAGTGGTTTTGTGCATATTGGTCCATAGCTCAGTTGGTAGAGCGCCAAACTGTTAATTTGGATGTCCCAGGATCGAGACCTGGTGGACCAGCATATGCCCGAATGGTGGAATCGGTATACACGACAGACTTAAAATTTGTTGCTTCACAGCATGTCGGTTCAAGTCCGACTTCGGGTACTAGAAAAGGTAAAGTAATTTGTTACATTTAACGGAGAAAGGTGTTGAGATTTTTATCAAAAGGTCTCAATCAAAAACACAAGATTCATTTTGGAATAACTATGACCTTGTGATTTGGAAAAAAGATAACGGCGGCTATAGTTCTGTTGACGGAATGTATAGAAAAGATGCTTGGGGCAAGTCAGAAAAAATTTCTGTCAGCCGTGAAGGAATTTGGAAGCTGCCAAAAAAATATGTCAAGTATTTTAAATAATTTAGGTATAGAAAAAGAAGATCCAAAATGGTGGGACCTTGCGCTATGTAAAGGCATGGATACCAATCTATTTTTTGATAAATATGAATCAGATATCAACATCGCAAAAAGCATTGATGAGGCATGCTTGTCTTGTCCAGTAATAAAGATATGCCATGATAGCGGGATTGAAAATGCAGATTATGGGGTATGGGGTGGAGTATTCCTAAGCTCTGGATCAGTTGATAAATCTAGAAATGCACATAAGACTAAAGATGTGTGGAGAAGAATAAAGGAAAAACATGTTTATTGATAAGAACAAGAATCATTTTAAATATGGAATTAATGAATGGACTGGTGAGCCAAATAAACCAGTATTCTATAATAAAGCAATGGCTCTAAAGATAAGAGAGTTAGCAAAGCCAACAAGTGCTTTGCAGATGGATATAGTCAAGTATCCAGAGTTTTTAGCTATAAGGTTATATGAAGATAACTTTGCACAATTTGATGGCTCAATGAGAGTCAGAGTAATAGAATATGTAGAAATGGTAAAAAATATCTTGGAATCATATGGAGTAAGAGTTGAGCTTGAAGGAAAGCCAGGAGGAAAGAACAATGGATAAGGTATTATGCTACTCATGCAATAAGAGTAAAAATGAGCTAACTGCCAAGAAATCTTCGCTATTAGCAATCAACCTGTTGCTATGCAAGACATGCACAGAGAATAAGCTTGAGCCCCGCTGGATAGTTATCCTGGCTGGAAGACAATATGGCGCAGATCATGTTAAAGAGTTTATTGCTAAAAAGCGATATGTTGGCTTAGACATAACTGCATCTGAATTATTAATCTAATATAGATATTACGGTATAATATTCATATAATGAATATTACTACGCAAATAATTATAACCTTATTTGCCGCTTCTATAAGCGGCTTGCTCACAGCGCAAGTAAATTCTAGAAGATTAAAAAAAGAAAAAGCTATTCAGGCTGCAGATAAAGCCCATGACCAGCTTTTACTTGAGGTAAAAGATCTTCAGATTAAGCTATATAAATTAGAAAAAGACTTGACCGAATGGAAGGAAAAGTATTTTGAGGCCCTTCAAGAATTAATTAAAGTCAAAGGCGAGCTAGAAAAGACTATGATTAGGCTCAGCCATGTAGAAATACATGAGGAAGAATTAAACGATATCTAGCACTTCGAATTTATATTTAGTATACTAGAATCATGACATGTATAGTAGCCATTGCCCAAAATGGGGTAGTTTATATGGGATCAGATCACGCAGCATCAGATGATAAGACTGGATGGATACTTTCACGCAAAGAGCCAAAATGTTTTAAAGTTGGACAGTATGGCGTTGCGTTTACAGATTCATTTAGAATGGGACAAATCTTACAGTACTCATGGGTCCCACCAAAGTACACTCCTACAAAAACAAACTCTGGATTAGATAAGTTTATGAGAACAAAGTTTATTGATTCAGTCAAGCAAGCATTCAAAGACGGCGGTTATGGAAGCATAGGGTCATCATCCGATGAAGACACTGGAGGAATCTTTATTGTTGGAGTTGAAGGAAGAATCTTTACAATCGACGAAGACTTTCATGTTGGAGAAAATGTTGTTAACTACATGGCGGAAGGCAGTGGTGGTCAGATAGCACTAGGAGCCTTATACGCAACAAAGAATCAAAAGAACCCTAAGCTAAGGCTAAAGGCTGCCCTAGAAGCTGCTACAGAGTTTAACATGAGCGTAGCAGCCCCATATACATACATTCAAGTTTAGTGTATAATTGAGTTATGAAAACTTTCATAGCAGCATTGTCAGCACTTGGTTTATTTTCTGCATTCAAATCATTTAGATCAAGATATGCTGTAGGCATTTATTATATTGACAAGCTTGAAGAGGTTCAAGAGCAGATCAGAAAGGCCACTGGCCCATTTGATATAAATGATCTTAAGCCAGAAAACTATGACAACGCTATGGATGTCAGAGGCACCCCAACACATCTTTGCCCATGCGGTTGCAACATATGGAATGTCAAGGTTATATTTGAAGACTTTGAGGTTGCAACATACTTCCTGGATATGGAATGCGCTAATTGTGGGACAATGGCGACAGCACCAACACTATTAGATAAAGAAAAGATGGAATGATTAAAAATAAAAAGATTAAAGAATTAGATAAAAAGATATTCGAGTTAGAGGCTAGGCTGGCTATTATGGAGTTACAGCTAAATAGTCTTATTATAAGCCAAAATCTAGATCTCGACGCAGAAAAATGGTACTAGAATACTATTGACAATCTACTATTATTTAGTAGAATTAAGGCATGAATAAAAAACTAATAACTGTATTACTATCACTATCATTTATTGTGCCTATGGCGGTACATGCTAACGCTGCTCCAGCAGCCCCAACGATTGCTATCCTAGACACAGCTCTGGACTCATCGCTACCAGCATTTCAGGGCAAGGTAATTCAAGAAGTTTGCATTCTTCAGTTCGGCCTATGCCCAAATAATCAGTCATTTATGGAAGGCCCAGGAGCAGCAGCAATGTCTGCTAACACAATCACTATGAACGGATTTGATCATGGTACTCAAATGGCATCTGTATTTGTTAAAACAAATCCAAATGCCAATATTGTATTCATTAGAATTATTGGAGATAAGGCAGGAGTTCGTCAGCCAGCAGGGGAGCCAACAGTATATAACGCTCTTAACTGGGTAAAAGCAAATGCATTAAAGTATAACATTCAGGCAGTAAGTATGTCGCAAGGCCACCATAATATTGGTGCAGCGGGAACAGATTATTGTCCAAAGACTCCAGTAACTGAGCAGGCAGTAAAAGACCTTACGGCAATGCAAATTCCAGTGTTCTTTCCTTCTGGAAATGGTCGTGATTACTCACGTATTGATTGGCCAGCATGCCTAGATGTTTCAGTTTCTGTAGGATATACAGATCAGCAGGGAGAAATTTCTTCTTCTAGCAATAACGATGCAACAAAGCTTGACTTCTTTGCACTAGGATTTTTTACAAGCGCAGGTCCAGGTAATGTTCTAAAGAATATCTCAGGCTCATCTTCTGCTACACAGGTAATGGCAGCAAACTGGATTGCATATAAAACTGCAAAGCCAACTGCTACATATCAAGAAACTTTAGATGCATTCAGAAGTACTGCAGTTTCTACCGTTGGCCGTCAAGGAAAGTTTAATAAGCTTGTTGACTTAAATAAAGCATTATCATATACTTCAGCCAAGCCCTCTGCACCAAGTGCAGCGGAACTTGCAGCAGCAGAAGCAGCAGCGCAGGCAGCAGCAAAAGCTGCCTTACAAACACAAGTGAATGCTGCAATTGCAGCAGCAGAAGCACAGTATCAAATTGAATTAAAGGCTGCACAAGATAAGCTTGCTGCAACAAAGGCGACATGGTTGGCAAAACTCAATGGCTGAATTAACAGTAATGGATGAAATCATTGGCGAAGTTGCTGAGGGTCTATATAAAAAATGGATTTCAGCAATGCCTGATGATGAAAAGAATCAACAAGCATTTAGTGCAATGTCAAAAAATGCACATGAAACAACTCTATTTGTAATTCAAGATTTTATGAATAGATTTAATGCAGCAGCGGAGGAGTTAAAGGATCAATGATTGTCACAGATGAGACATTTGAATCAACACTATCTGCTCATGATTTAGTGCTCATAGATTTTTGGGCACCTTGGTGTGGACCATGTAAAAAGATATCACCAATCTTAGATGAAATCTCAGATGAGCGTGGTTTATGGGTTGGAAAGTTAAATGTTGATGAGAATCCAGTAAAAACTGCTGAATACTCTGTTGCTACTATCCCATATATGGTACTATTTAAGTCTGGTCAACCAGTAAAGACCATTACGGGCGCAAAGCCAAAGCATGTAATGCTTGAGGAGCTTTCGGAATGGATCTAGAAAATATAGACTCAGATCATTTAGAGTTTGAGATATGGTTGAAGAGCGGATATGACAGAGGATGGATTACTGATGTATTTTGTAATACACACGATGGTTCACCTATGACAGAAGAAGAAATGCAAGAATGGGATGAAGGCGGAGACCCGTGTTCGTTTCAGGTAAAGGTATTACCACTAAACTAACTTTCTGCGCTCATCTAGAGGCAGATTAATTAAGGAGAAAAAATAAATGAAGTCATTTAAGAAACTATCGATTGCTACTGCTGCAGCTCTAGCAATTACAACTGTTTCTGTAGCAACATCTTCGGCAGCACCACTAGCCGTTACGGTTGCAACAGTAACAAACGCAACAACATCTGCAGCACCTGCATCAGTTGCAGTACCAGCAGCAAACCAGATCACATCTGGTACATCAGTAGCTTTAGCAGCAACTGCTGACACAAATACAGTAGTGTCTTTTGTAGCATCAGATACAATTAAGCTTGTAACTGCTTTGCACACAACAGATGCACCAAAGACAATTGCTTCTGGAGTATCTACACTATCACTAACATCAGCAGGATCAGCGCTTACTGTTTACGCTTATACAACAAGCGTTAAGGTTGGAACAGTAACAATTACAAACGGCGGTTATTCAACTGTTGTTTACATCAAGGGAACAGCAGGAGCAGCATCAAATGTTGCAGTCGCAGTCCCAGCAGCATCAGCAGTTGGAACAATTCCAACAGTAACTGTATCTGCTACAGACGTGTTTGGTAACCCAATTCTTACAGGTGAAACAATCACTGCAACAGTTCTCGGTTCAACATTCTCAGATGGGACCATCACAAAGACACTCGTTACTTCTACAACAGCAGAAGCAACAGCAGACACAACTCTAGTTGCTGGCTCAAAGACTGCATCACTTGCAGTTGGCGTTGCTGGAACAGTTACAGTTGTAGTTACAGGTGCAACATCAGCAGCAACAGTTGCTGGCTTGACAGCACCAACAAAGGCAGCACAGGCAGCATTTACTGTATCTGATCTTAATGGTACAGTAGCAACACTTACTGCACAGCTCGCAGCAGAGAAGGCTGGACGTGCACTTGATGCACAGGCAGCAGCAAATGTTCTCGCAGCAGAGAAGGCTGGACGTGCAGCAGATAAGGTTGCAGCAGATAAGGCACTTGCGGACGCAAAGGCAGCATCTGATTCAGCAACAGCAACAGCAAAGGCAGCAGCAGATCTTGCTCGTGCAACATATGTTGCAGAGTACAACGCTCTTGCTAAGAAGTGGAACGCTAAGAATCCAAAGGCTAAGGTTGCACTTAAGAAGTAATTAACTTCGATTAAAGGGGCAGGACTCAGGTCTTGCCCCTTTAATATTTAAATGATAGAATTGAGATATGGAATCAAACAAAAGAAGTTTATATAAGTCGTTTACTTGGCCAGCAGTTCATATAGGATTTGTTGGCACATTAGTCTACTTTTTTGAGAAGGCTATTACTGGCGAAGCCCACTGGGAGTATGCTGGTGCATTTGCAATAATTTATACTTTATGTGAGATGGTCGGATACTTTTTGCACGAAAGAGCGTGGTCAAAGTTTGGAAGTAAGGTTAAATAATGGGAAAGCATAACGATAAAATTAAAAAAGCTTTAGAGCAAAGAATTGCTGCAACACCAAATGGGGCGGGATACAAGAAGCCTGGATCAATGAATAAGAAGAAAACAGGCTATAGAGGACAAGTAGCAAAGGGTCCTAAGTAATTAATGCTCAGCGATAAGTGTGAAATAAAAGATTGTAATAAGCCAGCCAAGCACATAGGCTCATTGCCTGAGACTGGTATTATTGATATGTGTGCAGATTGTTACCACAGATTATATAGGTCATAATAATGAATAAGTATTTAATCAAGGCAGTCCAGCTTGATGTAAATGGCTTATGCAATTCTTCTTGCTGGTTTTGCCCAGTCGCCTATGCTGGTAATCCAAAGTCAGCAATAAGAGATATGCCTTTATCAGAGATAGAGGATATATTTATTCAATTGACTGAAGGCAAAGGTGACTTTGTAGATCCAGGTCTATCTATAGTTTACTCTGCTAATTACAATGAGGTTCTTTTGTATAAAGAGTTTGACGCAATGATGGATCTATATGCAAAGTATAATTTTAAAACTAACATACTAACCAACGGAGTCAACCTAACTAAATCTAAAACCGATTTACTTATCAAGCACAAAGATTCAATACAGGGAATACTATTAAACATCCCATCATCTGATCCAGAAACTTGGTCTAAATATGTTGGTATGAATATAAACCTGTTTGATAAAGTAATTAATAATGTTAAGCATTTTATAGAAGAAAATAATAAGCTTGAGAATCCAATATTTATTCATTTAATGATAAATGGTATCAATGAGCTATCATTGACTGAAAATGGTGGATGGCTTAACCTATTAGAAAATGCTCCAATAATGGATCTAAGCCTAGAGAGTGGTGATCTAAAAAAGGAGCATGATAGATTTCAATCTATATTCCCTAATTTAAGTATAAGCACAGCTCATCACCTATACGACAGGGCGGCACACCTTGAAACACATAAGGTTATGACTCAGGGACCTGCTATTGAAAAGTATTTAAAGGTAAATGGTAGTCGTGTAATTGGATGCAATGGTGGTCTTGGAGTTAGAAGTAGAACTAATGAATGGATACATATTAACCCAAATGGAGATTTATTTATTTGCTGTGCTGATTATGATTTTGAAACAATATATGGCAACGCATTTAGCCAGTCAATAAAGGAAATATGGCACAGCAAGTCAAGGTCTGACATGGTTGAAGAGTCCTATTCTAAGATGTGCACGAGCTGTTCTGCGGCCATTTGGGGCGACTGATGTGCTGGTTATGTGGGTGCGCTGATCATGTTGGCCTAGGCAACGAGAGAGAGCCTGAAGAGAAGCCTGATCCTAATCAACTAAATGCTATAATAGAGTCATAAGCGGAATACTAGTCCCGCTTAAATAAATAACCTATAGGAGTACCAAATGACAACAAATGGAATTAACGGTGGTGGTTTTGAAGCTGCTAAGCCAGCAGGAACTAACAGCATCAATGCACACTATTCAGACAATACAGGATCAGCATTCCCAGCAACAGATAAGTCAACACAAGACGGTTCAGGCGTAGGCCAGGGCGGAAAGTAATAATGTCGATCTTTGATAAAGAAGAAGTTGTAGCACCAACACAGGCAGCAGCAGTTGCTGCAGCTATAAAGCCATCGGCTAAGGTTGAGTGCACAAGAGACACAAGAGGCGATGCTCCTTGTGCAGTGAAGGATTGCGAGAACTGTAACTAATGTGCATAATGTGTGGTTGCGGAGATTCTAGTAATTTCGGAGATATTAAATCACAAGATGCCCCAATGTTTACAATTGGAGATATTTTTGGTGGAGATATAGACGACTTATCAGAGTCAGGTATTAGAGACAGAGATTCTGAATCTACTTATAACCCAAGCGGAGAAGTAGAAGACGATAATGACTAATAGTTTTAAAAAAGAAGATGGTACTGGCATGGTTCCACCAGCTAACGCTGGTGCACCTGCTGGTGCTGTAACAAGCACAAACACGCCAAAGAGATATCCAAGGCAGGGTGTAAGAATAGATACTAATAAGCATGGCATTCGAAGAGAAACAAGCTTAGTACCTAAGCCACCTAAAAAAAGCGGTAGAAAGAAAGTTTAATGTGTAGATCATGTGGTGATTGTTCAAAAGAACATTCATTTAACATTGATGATGCAATAGATGGGGTTCTAGATTCTCCCATCATTTAGATATTGGAGTTGTGGTGAGCGTTTTAAATATAGATGCTATTGTAAATCAAGGGTATCAGTTTGAGCAGCTTGATGAGAACATTCTCCTTATAAAAAACTTTTTAACAGATGAAGACCTCAGTATTCTTTGGGATATTATAAATAATTCTACAGATGAAGACTGGGGTCTTCAACTGCACTACACCAAGCACCTAGAAGATCGTGCAGAAGAGCTTACTGGCAAGCGTGATATAGATGCTGCAGGCATAGAAAGAACCGATAACTGGGACGACAAGGTTACACCATTGAGTGGTAAGACGCATCTTGTTCAAGATTTGCCAGAGCGGGTATCAAAATTTTTTAGCAGTGATTGTGGATTTGAATTCAGAAGCTTTGGAACTATACAGAGAATGTATAAAGGCACTGAGTTAAAAGCACACTACGATGATAGAGCAGATGTAAGACATGTCTGGGCATCAGTTGCTTATATTAATGATGATTATAATGGCGGAGAACTTTACTTTACACACAAAAATATACAGATTAAACCACCAAAGGGTAGTATCATGATATTCCCAGCAACTGAGGAATACGAGCATGGAGTAAAGCATGTAATAGATGGCCCATTCAGATATGTGCTTCCTGCATTTATCTTCGATCACTCTAAAAAGATATAATGTATTCATTTGAAACAAGAGCCATTTCCAGCGGAAGGCCAGATCGATACCCAGATGGACCGCTAAACACACCAGTATCACTTAATTCTACCTACACAGCAGGTGGATCATGGGGATATGGTCGGTATGGAAATGATTCATGCATCTCGCTAGAGGAAACGATATCTCAATTAGAGGGCGGAAAGACATTAGCATTTGCATCAGGAATGTCAGCAATAAGCTCTTTGTTTTCAACAATACCAGTTGGATCAGTAGTTGTCTCATCAAATCAGGGCTATGCTGGAGTTAATGCAACTATGCAAAAACTTCATGATGAAGGCAAGATATTTGCAAGATTTGTTGACATATCAAATACTGGAGAAGTTTTAGCCAGCATCGAAGGTGCTTACATGCTATGGCTGGAGTCTCCAACAAATCCAAGACTTGATATAGCTGATTTAAACAGACTTATCAGAGCATGTAATAGAACTGGAGTTATTGTTGGAGTTGATAATACTTTTGCAACTCCCATTAACCAGAGGCCTCTGGAGTTGGGTGCAGATATGTCTATGAACTCTGTCACTAAGTATTTAGCTGGACATAGTGATGTATTGATGGGCTCTATATCTTTTAATAATCAAGGCCTATATGATTCAGTAGAGTTTGCAAGAAAAATCAATGGCACAATACCACAGCCATTTGAAGCATGGCTTGCCCTCAGAGGAATTAGAACATTTCCATTAAGATTTAAAAAAGCAGAATCAAATGCAAAGCAGCTTTTTAATTTAATTAGTAATCACCCAATGATTTCAAAAGTTTATTACCCAGGGTTTGGCGCCATGATCTCATTTGAAGTAGACGCTTCACCAGAAGAAGTTGAAGATATTTGCAACAGATCAAAGCTTATTGCTAATGCTACTAGCCTTGGAAGCGTGGAATCAATATGGGAAAGAAGAAGGCGTTGGGCCCTAGAGAGCCCTTTGGTCTCTGAAAGTTTAATTAGATTATCTGTTGGATGCGAGGATGTCGAAGATATCTGGAATGATATAATAGAATCATTAAGCAAATATGCCAGATAGAAAATTAATAGATGGCAGTATTGCTAAAGAGTACAGCGATCCAGTAACCATAACAGTCTACACCAAAGCTCCAACAAAATGGAAGCTTACTGATATGCAAACTGGAGAAGAGTATATAGCAGATTTTCGCCCAGCTAAAGTTGATGCATTGGCTATGATTAAAATGGGCGGATTCAGGAATATACAAAAAAATACATACGGGACGTGGGTTAAAATTGAGAAAACTACTGAATAATGTATATGGATTTCTTCCAAGGGTCTATCAAGGTGCTATGGTGGAAGAGTTTCCAAAGGCTGTGGATTTAACAATACACACAAAGGCGCCAGGTAAATGGCTACTAATCGATTTAGAAACTGGTCAAGAGTACATAGGGTCAGATGTTCCTACTAAATATGGCAGGTGGAAAAGACTAAAAGACAGGTATGTTCCAGACAACCAGGACATGCTATAATTGTATAATGAAACATAGGGGGATAGACAATGAAAATTAAATCAATCGGATTAAATCTTAACGGCGGAAGAGGCTTACGCACATTTTTAACAGATTCAGGCTTTAAGGTAAAATACTTCTATGATTACAGCGGAATCCCAGTAGGCACATATTACGAGAACCTATCTGGAATTGAGTCATATCTAGATTCTGTTGATGACGGATCAGTAGATGTTATTATTGACTTCCCAATTAACCTAGCATTTAAGCATGCCTACGAAAAGGATTCAGATACAAAGTTTATCTGTCTCCAAAAAGACGTAGAGAAGTGGCTAGATGTATGGGGTAAGACTATGCAGAAGTATGCAAGCGCTGAGCCATATCAGTTTGAAGAGGCTTTCTGTAAGGCATATTTAGATACATCAAAAACTAAGATTTCAGATCTCACAGAAGAAGAGCTAAGAACTATCTATGCTGAGCATTATGCTGCAGTGGAAGAATTCTTCAAAGATAAGCCTAACTTTTTAAAGGTACACCTAGATGATCCACAGATCTCTGCCAAGCTAAGAACATTCTTTGAAATAACATCAGATATCGAGTTTGATACCTTGTCTGATGAAGCGGCTATTGCGTAGTTAGGGTAACACTATGGATGTGATAATGGCTCCATGTTTTTATTGTACTAATAAGGCAGAGTACTTAGCACTAGAAGTTGCAAAAGTTAATGAAAAGTTAGAGGTCGTTGAGGTCTGTAAAGATCACTTTGTTTTCCCAGGTGTTTCTTAATGGATTTGCCTCACAATGTTGAATCTAGGCTGACGATTACTGGGTTTACAATGAACCCAATAACTGATTCATATATATTAAAAGCGGTGCTTACTGGATTAACTTCTTATAAAGAAGAGCATCTATGCGATTATGGTCATCAAGTAATTCATAAGAACTATCTAGGTCAAAGAATATCTGACCCAATGATTACAAACTGTATGCAATATGGTTTTATTCAAGGGCATGTTGTTCTTACAAACGGCTGGATCAATATCAGAATAACAAGTGATGTGTACCCTGCCAAAGTGGTGGCAGATGTTTATTTAAATAACAGTATGCCTGATGCAGATATCATAATTGATCATTTGTGCGCCCCAGCCTTACCACTAGATGGTATGGGATTATTTGATTATACATACACCCTACAGTCTACTCCAATACCTAACACTGCAATGAGCAAGCATAACAAGATGGAGTCTCCATACAAGGTAAACGAGCCAGCAAAGGTATCTGAAGACAAGGTGGAGGTTACATTAAATAAGCTATCTACTATTGAATGCCATTTTTGCTCATCACCAGCTACAACATGGTTGATTATAGGGCCACCTATGAGCCCTGATGCTACTAGTTTAACTCCACCTAGGGTGGTAACTTCATGCAAGAATCATATCGGAAACGGCAGAGTAACAGAGATTAGGTATAATATAGATGAGATACCAGAGAATGACTTCGTAGTGGCTGGCAATAATGCCGCTCAATATGAAATGCTAGATGTTTTAGACGAAAATAGAAATTTTCAATATACTATCAATAAGATAAAGGAGACTTAAATGTCAAACATGGAAAAAGTAACTATAGAAGGTGATCTATGGTACATAGAGAACTTCTTAACACAAGAAGAATTGGATTTCTTTAAGCCTTTTATGGATGATCATGATGGATGGTATACAACCATGCGTTCACCATACAAAAATATTTTAAATAAGTTTATTGAAAATGATATTCCAAGAAATGAAGATGGAACAACAGGAGTTGCAACACCTGATGACCCAAGAATTTACTACCCAATGTTAAGCGACCCAGGTGGGGTATTTGATAGATTGCTTCAGGTTATGCCACCAATATACCGACCACATGCATCGCTTCAGACATTTAAGTATTGCACAGATGAAGAGATTGCAAGAGATTTAAATGATGGAGATAGAGAAAAGCTCACGCTTGGCGGTACTATCCCACTTGATCCTAGCAAGGTAGATTGGGCAATGAACTGGCACTCTGAATGGGACGAAACAAGCCCAGTGCCTCCATTTAAGCTTTCATTATCTTTATATCTCAATGATGATTACGAGGGCGGAATCCTTGAGTTTAAGCATAAGCCATACAAGATTAAGCCTAAAGCAGGAATGCTAGTAGGAGTACCAGTAACGAAAGACTTCGAGCATAGAGTTACTAGAATTACTTCTGGCAATTGGAGACACACATTATATGGTGCTTCATGGAATGATCCAGACAATATACCTGTGAGTACAGCTGACGACTGCTAATTCATGGAGCTAAATAGCAAGACTATATTCATAAATCTAGGTGCATTCAACGAGTTGTATCTAGACTTAATGATAAGTAATTGTTTAAGTAATGCTGAATTTCCTGACAGAATTAAGATAGGCTTATTCTTGCACGATAGCCACGGCTTAAAAGAAGACCTATCTGCATACTCTAAGAACTTAAAGGTAGGCTACTTTGATTACCCAGCAGCCCTAGGTTGCTGTATTGGAAGAGAGATGGCTCATGCGTTCTATGATGGGGAAGACTATTATCTTCAATTAGATGCACATATGCTATTTCAAAAAAACTGGGACACAATCTTAATAAATAAGTTTGAAAAGATAAAGTTGAAGTATCCTAAGCCAGTTATATCATACTATGTTCCGTGGTGGGCTGTCAAACAAAATGGAAAATTCTTTGCATATTCTTCAGATATAAAGACATTCCATAATGGCGGAATGAAGTTTGATGTTGAAGATAGCCTTAGAGCTAAGTATCCTAAGCCTACAGGAGACTATACAAAGTGGGAAGAAATACCAGAAGGATACATTGAGCATCACCAGATAGCAGGACACTTTATTTTTTCTGATCCAAGCGTATTTGATGAAGTAAGACCAGATACCACCATCATGTTTGGTCCAGAAGAATCACTGCTGGCTTTAAGGTTATGGACAAGAGGATATAGAATATTTGCAATAAATGAACCCGTGGTCTGGCATTTAAATAAGGGCTATAATAATGTTAACCCGTACATGAGAAGGTCTGCATACTTTAAGACTGATGAGTTAGCTAAACATTATTTTGATAAGAATCACAGGGCATTAAAGAAGTCAAGGAAGATATTTACGGGAGAATACACGGGCTACTGGGGTGCTCCAAACATGGAATTATTGGCGGCATATGAGCATGCAGCAAAGCTATCCTATAAAGAGTATTTTAGATTACTTGATGAGAGATACCCAAACGATCCACCTGAATCAAGGATGCTATAGCCTATTGACCAGACCTTGCCTATATTGTATACTAGGCAAATGACTGAACCAAAGATTATGCGAATGGACTGGCGTTCATTAGGTTACTGGCCAGTATACAAAGATGGCAAACTTACATGGGAAAAGGATCCAGATGAACGAACAACAATTTGATGATGAATTTAATGTAGAAATATTAACACAATCTATTGTAGATAAAGCCAAAGCAGAAGTAAAGGCTCGTTACGGAAATAAGAAAAGACATAGGCAATGATTAAAGATTTTATAACAGGAGCAGTACCACTAGGTTTATTTTTGTACCTTGGAGTATTTCATACAACAGTCTTTGTTGTACTTTTTATGGGGTTTGGATTAGCTTTTGCTTCATACCTTATTGGCGTATCAATAAGAGAAGAGTTTTTTGATGATCGCAATTAATGGACCAATGCAAGGTAAATTCTATAATACCTCAGAGATAACTAAGACAGTTATTGATCATGTGAGGATTGAGTATGCTATATTTGAGCTTACTTACTACCGCACAAAAAATGGATGGGCATTCCATTCATGGAAAAATCTATTTAATACAAGGGGAATAAAATGAGCTCACCAATTATCGTATTCAATCCAAGCGGGTTAACAGATGAGCAGGTTAAACTAATTAAACAGGCACTTGATGACGCTTATCATGCAGGGTATGAAACTGCTAAAGAGTTTTATCAGCTTAAGTTTAATACAACAACTACAACTAGCCCAAATACTGGCATTACATGGTCACAACCTCCGTATACAGTAAATAATTGTGAATGTAAGCCTAAATAATGCCCATTCATATTCCAATCTACGTTAATGATAGATTAATTAAAACTTATCATATTGGGCGGTTAGAAGGAGATACCAATCCTGATTCAATCAATAAGTATCTAATTATAGAAGATGATCAGCTTTGGCAGGTAGGAAAAGAGTTTACTCATAGATATGGAGATGGCATAGACACTTGTGTAATCAAGGGTATAAATGCTATGATGAATATATGATATCAACTATGGAGCTTATGATGATTAAAGAGGCGGTTTCTACTACTGCCCTTGAAAATGGGTGGGATAAAGAAAAGGAAAAAGAAATGTTTAATCAGGCAGTTTCATTTCTTATTGAAAAGGAGTTATTATGATAGAGCCTCCTATGGGTTCAGTAGTTGTCGATACGTGTGGCTCTGCATGGCAAAGAAGTCCAGTTGGGTGGTCTTCATGCGGGTCAGACGGATCTTGGAACTATACTTGGAAAGAGCTATTAAAAGAGTTAAATAGATATATGGATTATCCAACAGAAGCGTGGGCTCCAGTGCTAGGAGACAAACGATTGCCCTGTATTGTTTATGTTCCGCATGAAGAATTAATTTGGGGGGATGAAGATGAGTAAAGATAAAATTGAAAGACCAGCATACATCATTAAAGTTACTCGTGACTGGAAATATGGCAAGCGGGCTAGATTCTGGGATATTCAGAAATGGTATCAAATGGGTAAAGGTCCAGAAGATGGCTACTGGGGAAATGCCTGTAAAGGCGGTCTATCATATTCTGATTGGGGTATGTGGAGAGCTATTGATAAGCGCCTAAAGAAGATGAAGTTTGGCTATCATGTAAATCATTTTAGTTTAGATAGACAATCAATAGAGGAACCAAAATGATTTATAAATTTGTAGAAAAGTATCTTATGCGCCCTAAACGCCTTAGAAAAGCAATTGAGGCAGTAGTACATGAAAATGATGAGTTGTTACGCAGGCTTGCAGAATATGAAGAAGAAGGGCCAACTAATCTAGCATGGTCGGAAGGAGATAGATGGTATGGATGGACTTACAATCCTAATTCTAAACGTTATTACTTTGATGATATTGGCAATGAATCATTAATGGGTTTATGGGAAGATCAATGGGCCAGGGAAGAAGCTAATGACAATAAAGCTTAATGCTTTTTGTGTATCATGCAACAAAAATGTAGAAGGCAGGCTAACAGAGATGGAAGTCCTAGACTCTGGTAATTGGCTATATAGGGGTGAATGCCCAGAATGCTATTATGAAATCAAGAGGGTAATTCCACACGAAAAGGACACAAATGATAGATAAGCTTATTAGTCTTATATGCAATATGTTTGATCACAAGTTAGATCCAAACAACTGGCAATATGAGTCATATACAGGGCAAACTTACTATTTCTGTAATAGATGTAAATACTATGTACCTTTGTACTATATTGACTAATTTGATCGCAATTAGTGAACGCAAAAAGTGAAAAAGTGCGGCGGTAGAGACCATATTGTCACGATGTGACTAGATATGATACAATTGTCCTATGACTAATGAATTTGAACTAAACGACGAAGAGCTATCCAAGACATACATCTCAGATGATGAGCATGTCGACAAATGGAACAATATGGAGAAGGCTTGCTGGGCGGGATATAAGCAAGTAGGCATGAAGGACAAGGGTGGCAAAAGAGTCCCTAATTGCGTACCTATCAATAAAGCGACGGGACTACCAGAAGAACCAGAAACTTCCTGGAATGGTGTATTTAAACCAAAGGTAGACTAATTGCTACATACAACAATAGACCTACTTATCCTTATTGGCGTATGGGTCAATGCTTATATAAATATACAGCATCATATTGCTAGAAAGAAGAAAGCATTATGAGTATATTAGATAACCTTGAGGCATATCTTGAGTTTGATGATCTAGGTAAAGCTTGGAAAGATGCACCAGACTGGTGCGATGATTGCAATTCAAATCCTGGAGAGAAATGTCCAGATTGTGGATATACGCATAATTGTTAGTTGACTAGAATATATTTATATTTAATTAAAGGCGGGAAGAAATGAAATGCTACTACTGTACTAAAGAAGCTATACATATAAAGACCTATAGAGATGATGTAGATGGGATTACATATCCATTTGAACATTGTGAAGATCACCAAGATATAGACGATATGACCCAAGAA